TGTATTTATTTGCGGTGAACTATCTGAAATTAAACCTATCCATGTATATCAAGGCAGGACAACATTAGAGTATAGAGTTAGAGACGGACAAGTAATAGATTCAATAGTAGTTTGGAGGGAAGAAGAATGAAATTGTTTAAAAAATTAAAACAGAGGCACGATTGCTACAATTGTGCTTATTGTGAAACTAAATTGGGTTTTCACAAGCATTCCCCGTCTAATGGCATAGCACCTTATATGTGGTGTACATACAAGCTTCCGCATCATGAAATATTTGGTGTTAAGTGTAACTGCAAAAATTGGAAACATGAAAGCAACTGAATTAAGAATAGGTATGAAAGTATGCGAGGTGTTTGATATTGGCAAAAGATCAATACCAATGACTGTTGTCGGAATATATTCATCCCTTGCAAAACTCAATACAGATGATTGTGATGTATATCTTGACTTCGAGGGTAACGAAGGAGAGATGTATGAAGTGAAAGCGATAGATTTAGAAAGAGTGGAATAATGAAACAATACATCGATATGGGTGTACCTAGTGGAATTCTATGGGCAGAATCAAATGTAAATGGTTATTTTGAGTTTGAAGAGGCTATTGAACGATTCGGCAATGAATTACCAACAAAGGAAGAATTTGAGGAACTATTAGATTGTTGTTATCACCGCTGGGATAAAGAAAGAAAAGGTATAGAGTTTTTGTCAAAGAATGGAAATACTTTGTTCTTCCCTGCTATTGGGGATAGTTGCTCTGATGGTCCTAATATCAACTTTGCCGGCCAATACGGTCATTATTGGTCGTCGACACCTTTTTTTGATAATGTCTATTCGTACGACTTGTATTTCAGCGATTGCGAAACATTTGTAGATGCGTGTGACTGCAATTATGATTATGCGATTCGTCTTGTAAAAAGGAAATAATGAAGAAGTTTAACAGCACATTTCGATTCAGTAAGCGAATAGTCTGTATAGGTATTTTACAGCGATATTATGCCAGATGGGTGGTGTTTTCGCTGATACCGACAATAGAAATTAGCAGAACAATAAATAATTGCGACAACAATTATGTATCAATTTGCTTTTCGTGGTTGTTGTGGGTAGTGGATTTATCAATTTACAAATTCTAAATCACTAACCATGCCGCTGGACCTTATATTAACAATCATCGGTTCTGCCATATTCCTATTCGGCATGATGGCTATTAATGTATGGATCTGGCACAAAGAAGATAATGATGATAATAAAACAAAACAATGAAAGTAAAATTCAAGAAATGTTGTCAGTCGGCTGTGACACCTACAAAGGCTCATGCAGATGATGCCGGATATGATATGTATGCAACCTCTATTTCGGTAGATGAGTATGACAATATTGTATGTAAAACAGGAATTGCCGTGGAAATTCCCAAGGGATATGTCGGATTATTATTTCCGCGTTCCTCTATATTTCGGAAAGACCTAATGATGACAAATTCCGTAGGAGTAATAGATACAGGATATACCGGTCAAATAAGTGTAAAATTCGCTCCAATCAAAAATGAAAATTCCGAATATAAAATAGGTGACCGAATAGCCCAACTTGTCATTGTGCCATTACCAGATATAGAATTGGAGGAGGTCGAGGAGCTGTCTCCGTCTGAAAGAGGTAATGGTGGATATGGTAGCACCGGAGAATAAATGAGGCCCACTCCATAAGGAATGGGCCTTGCCTGTGCAAGAAAGCGCAGGGGGAAAGAGTTATCTTATGTGACGCACAAACCTATTGATACTTTCTATGTCCAATCCTGTGATGGCAAAATACTCATCTATAGTAATGTCTACAAGAAGGCGATAGTATTTATAACTACATGGGAGATACCTAAAGATGGTATTATTCACATCTGCACTCATGCTTATTGTGCTAATTGTTGTCCATGTTGAAGCAATTCCGTATAAGTCATTGAGAGTGTTGCAACCTTGTAGTGTTGCTGTATATGCAGTGCCTCTAATTCCAACTTGTAATGGTCCGTCATGCTTTTCACGAAGTATAGCCCGTTTTATCCGCTTAAATTCGTGGGTGCCAAGTTTAATGGCTCGAGTATAGAGTCTTGCAGATGATAGTGGGACGGATTTATTTTCCTGCCATAGGTCGTATACACCATCTGTTCTTACAAAAGTTCGTAAGCCATCTATCAAATGACCTCTAAACGCCCGCCTTGTCCATTGTTGTGATTCAATGCTATAAACATAGGCATAAGTTTTAGTCTCATTATATACAAGTATTTCCCTTAATTGCTGATTATAGTATATCCTGGCGCTTTGGATATACGTTGCAAATTCAAAAAGCGTGTTGTCATACCTCGATAGGGCAGGGTACAATTCCAGATTCCGAGAAATGCACTGCGCTTGTCTCTTGGAAAGTTCCATAACTCCATTTGCGCCAATAAATAATACACTTGTTCCCACCGCCACAGTTCCTGTGTCTTGGAGTTTCACCTCACCGCTTACCTTCTGGATAGATTGATATACTATGTCATTTCCTTGTTCTAATGAGTATATTCCATCATTGCAGAATATGTATAAAGGATAATACCCAAATTTTGTTTCAGTAAGATGTTCTATTGAAGCCTCAAGGTCAAATACCTCAGTACTGACTTGTCCTATGGTATATATATTCTTAGGATTGATATAAAACGGATTGTTTTCTTCTGATACATAAACCTTGTTGTTTTCGTATAGTGGTTGGTTTGTCTGAGGGAGTGTTGAATTTGTTAAAGGCAGAGTAAAAGCATATGCTGGTGCTGGTGTACCTGAGTTCTCAAAATATTCTGCAGAATCTGCCCTGTCGCACACAGGGTCTGGATTTAGCCACACAAATGCCTGGTTATTACCTTCATCTTGTATGAAGTTATATGTTCCGGAAAGATAGTTAGTCGCTGCCGTTGCTCCTTCTTTACCAAAACGAATTTGCGTGGCCCTGGCGTCAGGATACACACAATAATTTTGCACAGCATAGTATGTGGTTCCATTTAGTTGGAAATACCATCCGGTAAAATTTTTGCGGACAACTGAAAATTGGTTATTTATTCTCAATGTTATAAGAGCATACATTGGTGTCTCATAAATGAAAATATATTTGACATCGTGTTGTGTGTCATGCACAGTCGCTCCTTGTCCCTGCCCAATGGTCCATGTAACCGTAGATCCTCGAACCTCGCTTTCGGTTGCTATCCTTGCTCTATCGGTGTCAATTAGATATTTTTCAGCACCCCAGGTTTGTCCTGATGCTGGTGCATCGAATGACACTTTTTCAAAAGTTACAGTAACCTCACCAGATGATGATCCTCGAGTGAACGTATATTTTACTTCAATGCTTACATCATCCTCTGGCTTAATTTCCACCCGTGAACGAAACTTGAAGGCAGGAAACCATCCTGTATATTCTTCTCCGTGTCTATCACGATATGTGGCCTCTCTAAATTTATCTAGGTTTGTAGAGACGCTAACCAGTTCTATGTCATTAGTCCTTGCCGGTTTAGTTTGTGTTGTACCATATTTGACGCGCAAGTATTCTTTTGCTCGAGTTACTTCATATAGTTCACTATTAATACTTCCGATTCCAAGGTCATATCCCTGGAATAATACATTCTTTGTTTTCCATCTATGAAGTCTGCTATTGAAATCAAATTTGCCTTGAGATGTAAGAGTGTGATGGGAATAATTTGGTTCGACTACTGCATTATGCTCTATATCTTTTAGTGTATCGTATTCAAGATTGCAACTTGTGTTGAGGTTGTCAAAATCAACTTTTTTTACCTCATACCAAATATCCTTGTCTTTGCGATAATGTTCAGTTTCAAGGATGTCATTGCGTGATAAACTACTGTACTGTCTGAAAAAAATACGAAAAGGTATATGAATATCAACAAAATGGTTTGGAGCCACATATACACACTTGCTGTAATCATAAGGTATTGTCGGCTTTGTCGCTATAATTACTAATTCTGTAATTATATCACCATCAACTGCAGCAATTACACTTTGTGGAATATCCGTTATCTTCACAATCATTCCAGTGAGATAATCAAAAAAAGCCGCTCCGTGTATATCATCATCATCGTTGTAAGCATTGATTGCGGCAATGGTATATGGAGACAACAAAGAGTTGTTACCTAATTTGACAGTCTTGTGTTTGAGAAAACTTGTTATAAATTGCGGTTCACTTGCCTTAATAAGTGAGCCGTCATACAATCTATACGCAAGTGCTATTTTCATTTCTCCTACTATATACCCAAGTGCATTGATTTCTGCAACATTGGTTGTGTAAGAGTTAATAATTTCTTTAATCTCGGGACGGTCATTTTGGTATGTCAACTCAACTCTTTGTACTTCCGTGCAATCCTTTAAGTTCGCGTGCGTTAAATATTCAGTATGAGATGTAATCATATTGTGACCATTATCATCAGTAAGACTATAATACCGAATATCCGTTTTGAATGTTAGTTCAGGCAGATTCTCTAGGTTTACTCTAATGTAGTTACCCATCTTGTATAGATAGGTCCATTCATTCTCTCCGTATGTGATATAAATAACATTGCCATACTGCATTATTTCAAAGTCGGTTGGGTTTAGAGGACTTTCCGCAATAGATGGAAATGTGTGCACATTCTTTACCTTGGTTAATACATTGTGTCCACTTCCGTCTACTTCAGCCACTGCTTCAGCCACAAGCCCACCCCCTACATGACCAATCACATTTGGCCCTTCGTAATAGAAATAGTGGTGTTCTGGCAGAAATGTTGGTTTAAGGATTATCCAATTCCCTTTTATTGAAGAATAGGTATTATTGACTTGTTCGATTGATGTTAACTCATAAACCTCTTTGAGTCCACCATTCTCAAAACGAAGATTGTATATATCTTCGCATGCACCATCTTTTAACACCTCATCTGGATGTCCCGTGTTTATACCTGTGAATGCAATGTTGCTAATGTTGTCCATCACTTCTTAAATGTTAAGAATGGGCGGCCGGTTATTTGCTTGAGCATTTTGCTCATGCCGTCCAAGTTATTATCCGAATCTGTATCAATGGAACTGAGACGCTGGAGACATGACGCTATATTGAGAGCATAGCGGTCAGGATTTTGGATTGCATCTACACCCAGTCGTTCAGACATAATCATGAGTTTAGTTAAAAGCAAACTCCTTATAGCATTTATCTTTTCTTCATCGCTTTGTACCGGACTAATTATTTCAACAACACCTTCTTCGTTTTCAAGGCGAGTAACGTTGCTTACCACCGGAACATCTTTCCCTTTTGGGGTGGTGAATTGAGTTATCTTCTTTACAACAGGCACCGCTACATTTCGTTTTTGTGCTATTTGGGATGTGCTTTCACCACATTCAGCATCTTTTCTTATCTCATCTTTATCAGTGCTGTCCAAATCCCCAATAAGTCTCTTTCGATTGCCGGCCTTTCCCCTCCCGACTATCACTTGCATTATTCTTGCTCCTTTCCCCTTATGAACGCAAGACAGTTATCCATCTCATCGCTCTGTTCTATGTATGTATATGGTTTATCAGTCAATCCCATTTTGACCAATTCTATGTGTGCTTTATATCTATAGCACTCTTCTTTGGATCTACAATTGTCATTATTGCAGTGGGATATATAATGGTCAAATTCAGTGTTGATTAGATGTGTCATTATCCATGCTTTGTGCTCCTGGGTGTCTCCAACATATTGCGTTAGTGTTGTAGATAAAGGAATATTCCCTATACTTGCAGTGTCGCAAAATTTCCTCGCCCTTGTAATTCTTGAATCCTGGCGTTACTTCGGCATGTGGACACGACTGGCATGTCAATGTATTATCTAAATTACCGATATTCGCCTTTCTTTTCATTTTGTTCTGTAAATAGGTATATCAACTCCAATAGTTACTCCGCTAACGAATTGTGCTTTATCCAGGTTGTAGCCTGTACCAATTCTTGCATTTAATTGCACTTTTCTAAAGTCAAGATTAAATCTTAACTGTGGGACTACACTTCGATTGACAAAATCATACTCCACACCTCCTAGAAGAGAAAATCTTATTTTCTGTTCAATATAATTGGTTGTTGTGATGTATTTAGTTTGCTGATACACCTTAATCCAATCAAGGGACGGCTTATAACCACTTATTTGTGCTTCGTAACTACTGTCGCTATATATCTTAGTTTCGGTAGGAATTTCAACACGAACAGAATCTCCCTTCTGATAGACTGTATCGGCCGGTAAATACACAACAACAGGGACACTTGGAATTGTCTGCTTTTCAATTGGTTTGTATTGTGTAATTGTCACTTGCTGTGTAACTGTGTCAGTTACTGTTTTCTCAACTACAATGGGGTCGGTCCGACTACATTTGTTGCCGAAAAAGAAACCTATAGCAATACATCCACCAACAATTATTATGGCCAATAATTTTTTCATTAACTCACGAACAGATTCCATCCTTGCTCAACATCAGATTTTACGGCAGGAACACCATTTTCGACCTCACTCATTGCTGATACTATTGGTATCATCTGAGACTTGTCCTGGGTGTTTATCGGCTGATTTGCCGGTATCCCGCTTTGTTTTGACACGCGCTGTATATAACCGTTAGTGTTGTTTTCATTAGATGGGGCATAACGGTTTATCAGTTCTTCTATGGTGTTTAGTCCATACTTTTTCTGGTATGTATACAACACCATAAACATTGCGCGATAGCCATAAGGCATAGTCTCGAATTGCTTGAATGCGCTATCCTGTGATGGTTGAATTTCGCCTTGATATTTCGTTGATGAAATACGGATGTTCCCTGGGTTATTATTTCTTAATCCTCGTGTCATTATTGTTTTTCGGGTAGTGGGTGTTGTGTTAGATAATCTACAACAGGACAATCATTTCTTTGTGGACAACGATATGCTTTTCCGATTGTTTCAGTAAATACTATATCGCGCTGTTCCAGAACATTTGTCCTTTTCTCTAATTTGTCTATCCTTTTTTCAAGACGGTCTGCATATCCCTCGAAAATATCAGCCTTAGTCTTTCTGCGGTTATTGATTGCAACGATAGCCGTCGAGAGTACAGTGCTTGTCAAAAGAGCGATTATTATTGATGCCCAATCCATGTTTTACTGGTTCTACATTTGTTTGTATCCGCTGTAATGGAGACCGGCACCGCGACACTTAGTTCGAAAACAGTTGCCGAGGGTGCCAATGTCTCCGCTTTCAGCACAAGAACATTATTTGATGTTGTTCTTGTATTTCAGTTCGGCAATCTCGTTTTCGAGTTTTGTTATTTTGTTAGAAAAATAGCAATACTCTCCAACTGCCACAAATGCCAATACTACTGTGATAATAATTGCTATTGCCATATCATTTTCGTTTTAAGTTGAATTAGTCTTCCGCAACATTTGTGATTTCTACCCAATCTGTGGATGCGCTTGTGCCAACAGATATATAGGCTTTCTTGTTTGTTGTGTCAACATAGAAAAGTCCTGCAGCTGCAGGCGCTGCAGCCGGCGCTGATGTGCCTACTACAGGTGCAGGAGCAGGCGCAAAGAAGTCTCCGGCAGCGGATGTGCCACAACCAATGTATGGTTTCTTGGCTGTTGTGTCTACATAAACCTGTCCGACAGCCGTAGGTGCTGCAGCCGGTGCTGATGTGCCTGTGCTGATTGTAGGAGCCAGGGATTTGCCACTCTCTTTCTGCACAAACACCTCTTTTACCAAACTGAATACTTTTACCAATGATGATTTTTCGTAATCACATTGTTCACTCTGGTTCACTTTCGCTCTAACCATGGCGGTAATAGCCGCTTTTGCTTGTTCAAATGTCATAATTGTTATTGTTTTATTTGTTAATATCTTCCTTCTTACGTACTCAAATCATACCATTGGGCAAGGTTGTATATTTGGAAATTAAATCCTCCTCCCCAATTATTAGTCTGGTCGTCAGATGTCTCTACTATAAAATAAGATGTAGTCTGTTCAATAAGCGTTGCCTTGATACATTGATTAGAACTTCCTCCGTTGGATCTGCCATACGGAGTAAGCATGACCATATAATCGGAAGCGCTGAAACCCCAGGCTGATGGTATGTTAATTTGGTATTTGCCCTCAACCGCAGTAACGCAATGTGCTGTAATTGCACTACCATCATATGTTTTATAAACAAGACTGCATGAGTGGGATGTGCCATTGCCTGTATATCTTATCGTTCCATATGCCATTGTTGTCTGGGCTTTGCCGTATTTACCTACTGATTCAATGCGGCCACGATTCAATACCAACCAGCCTCTAAAAGTATTCCCTTCTCCTATGCCAAGGAGTTCCACAAATTCTCGTGATAAAATTCTTAGGTCCGTTTTCGCAAGACCATTTTCAAAAAAGAATTGTGTTGTAGGGCTGGGCGACGGAATGGTTACATAATTATTAGACACAGTGCTCCCAACTTTATAGTTGGTTATTGTAACTCTTCTTCCGTTTTGAGTTGCATCCCATGGAAATCCTCCCGCCGGAAACGGAATTATCCCCGTGCTGGCCATAAGAAGATTATCATGTAACTGTGCAGCACTTGTCTCTTCCCATGTCCATGAACCGTCATATTCAACAAACGGACAACGGCTTGTCCCATATAATCTTACATTAGTAAGATACGCGTCTACTGCTCTTAGATAACCACCTGTCAATATTTGGCACTTGTCATCTTCAGTGCGCATGTGTCTGACGGTTAGATTATTCAAAAATGCTTCGTTAGCACAAAGGACATCTATTATTAGTTGGTCTATTCCCTCCTCCCATTGCCAATATGAATTACTTCCTGACTGCGTCGGAGCATGTGTTTCACTTGCCGGATAACTTTTCTTACAACGGAAAAATTGCTGATAGGTAGCATGGAAAGCAATGTGATATACACTCTCTCCTGGTTGTCCACTGCAATATGCACGGCCGGAGGTATAGGTGCAAAATTCAACTCTTGCACCTTGCGCTCCAGGTTCTCCGTCTTTTGCTTTGCGACGCACTATTATGTTACCTCTAGCAACTGGCATAGTTAAATTTCAGTAGGATGGTTTGCGATTTCTGTTTCTGCAGCCCTGGCAATCTCTTTGGCATGAGCTCTCCAGGTTTGGTATGCAGCATATTCTGCAAGATATTCCGCTTTCTTTTCCGGTGTTAGTCCCGATTTTGAATCCTTTGCTAATTCATAGTTAGCAGTTAGGGCCTGTGTGCTATCTGCATTGTATTTATCATTGATAATGGCAGATACCATTTGTCCATATTCCCTACCATACACATCTATGCTCTCACATACCTTTAGGTCTGCAGGATCGCCTTCGCGTGGCACAGGATTCTGGAAATCAAAAAATAGACGGGTTAGTGGCCCCTCAATTACCACCTCAACTCCTGATACAGGAACTTCAGCAATGTGTTTCGTTGTTTTCATGTTATTGAATTGTTAGTTATTCATCAAAATAATATGTACTCTTGCCATCTCCAAAACTCCTTCTGCGAATAATTACATTTTCTACAGGGAAAACTTTTTGACCGTTTTTCTCAGCCTCTCTTGCCTGGTCAAGGACGTTTTTAAGTTCAAATGCAGATGTAAGTGTTTTGCATTTGTCTCCAGATGCGTTAGTGTACAATATAGCATACCTATCCTGACCCTTTGAAGTTTGGATACCTGATTCAAAATCTAGTACTGTGATGGGTATATTGAGTATATCCGTAATGGGTACACTCTTTACCTGGTAATACTTTTTACCATCTTTTGTCGTTCCGGATGCGCGGATTCCTTTCTCTGCAAAATTCATATCGTTATTTGTTATTACTCTCCATAAATGCCGGCAATTGCCCCATAGACACCATCCCCAATAGGATGCTTTTACCTGCATTAATTTCGCTTCGTTTTTCGTTTTCTTTACTTTGTATGCAAACTTATGTTTGACCGATTTCCTTAATCGTACATTCTCCCTTGAAAACACGTATCCCAAATAATCAATCGACCTTCCTATTTGCACCTTTTCCTCTTTGTCTTTTTCTGCTATGTTTCTTCTTGCCATAATGTGCTATCGGAGCAACTATTGCCGTGGCTTTTACTACCAAACCTAACGCTGAAGAGAGTTTGTCATATTCATTAAGTTGCGCCCATGCTTCTGCTTTAGTTCTTGCAAACCCTAGAGTATCATCGCAATACCTTAGATAGCATTTAACACGCATAACTTCCTTCATGTAATGGTCAATCGCATTGGCCGTGAAATTGCCTATCGATTGGCTTGGATAACCTCCTATGGGTACTCCTCTCTTTCTTGCGCTGTTCATCTTTAAGTAAGTCTATTATCTCTTGACCTGAATCGTAATTAAAAATCGCAATCTCCATCAGTTTTAGAAACCTTTCATCCTTGAATTTCCTCCGGAAGGGAATCATTGCAATGTCATGAGGAATACTTTGGTAATATTTCTTATAGTCTGCTTTCCAAAAATATTTGTACTCAGTATATCTCCTAAGAAACATCTTCATCCTCTTTACTCCATGATGCAATCCTTTGCCTTTTATACTTGCGAATGTATCGTAAATCAAAGTTTTGAACATTTTTTCTCCGATAACTCGCATTATGGCATGGTGCAGTATCCTCCACGGATAATATTTCTGCTTTGCAATACTGCGGTTCTTTCCGGAATCATTTCGCAATTGCATATCCATATACATTGGTGGTGGAAAGTCAATATTAAGAATCATATCCCGTAATTTCAGGAGGTCATCTTCGGCATGAAGATTGTGTCTTCTTATATGCCTATTTTTCTTTACCTTTCCGTCCTGGGCCTCTTTGTCTGCAGCCCTTAGATTGTCCATATCGGCAATCTTTTCAATGATATATCCTATCCTTTTTGGCATAATTATTAGTTTCCATACATACCATATTTCAGGTATACAATTAAGAGTTGCCTTTCTTGCAAATTCTCTTTGCCCAGAGTTTTCGAGAAATACCTACTAACACTGCTTGTTTCCGACAAGGCGGAAACCTTTCCGCACTATATTTTTCGACATCGCGACATGGTCGCTACGTTGCATTACGTGATGCAAGGTCGAGGCGCAGGGATTAATTTTCTATTTGTATGGCGAGAGCCGATATTCGCATTCGAGTTCGACCAACCGTTATTCGAGTTCGCATAGCCGAGACCGCAATTCGCCCCGTTATTAGCATTGCCGCCCCAGCACACAACCGCTCTCAATCCCTTCTGCCTACCATTCCCGCCTGTCGGCCCTCAGCCTTCCCCCAAGGAGGAAGGCAGGAGAATGGATTTGAATTGCCTTTTTGCGATGGATTCAAGTTCCTATTTCAAAGAGCATTTGATTTTTTATACTTCTGCGACAAGTTCAGCACCAGGCATTACAGTCAGTTCGCCATAATAGGCAAGGCGAGAGCCGATAGTCGCATCCGAGCCCGACCAACCGTAATACGAGCGCGCATAGCCGAGACCGCAAAGCGCCCCGTGAAAAGCATAGCCGCCCCAGCACACAACCTGCCCTGTTGCTGCTGCATAGTGATAATCACACCAATAACTTGTTCCACCACCTCCGTGAACTGACGGAACAATATCGAAGTGTTCCCCTAGTAATACATTCTGTATGTATCCACCTGTGGTAAGCCTAGTGAGTTGCCTATAATCACCATTTGGGTGTGATGCGAGTTCTGCTGCTGATGGCATTCTATTGCCTTGGTATAAGTATACCTCGCTACCATCTTGGGATGCATTATCCGATGAGCCGCAATAGATACCTTGTGTGAATTCAAACTGCTGACCGTATGGATTTTCGATGCCTAAAATACTTACGTCAGATGCGTTTAGTACTGCTGAACCTCCCGAATTTGTCCATGCATGCGCTACTGCGCCCCACGCATCTCCCAGGCTCTTTGTTTCTCCGCAATTAAACGCAAGTGGAGTTGAGTAATCTTCGCTATTGTTTGTCCCGGTAAGGCCATTGCCAACCATTGCTTGAGCATTAGGATTGCCATATTCGGACAAAAGGAGCATAATCATCAATTTCTTGTGGTCATAATTGATGAGCCCCCAATCAGCGCCATTGACCTGGGCTGCAGTCCAAAACTGATTGATAGTTTTACTTCCTGCAGGAGCAACTCCGCTTCTAGATGTCAATGCAGTACTAGACATAGAGCCCTTATAGGCACCTATTATTGTCTCCGGAATAAAATGTCCGCCAATTGGAATAAGAGACATCCAAAGGTATGGAATGTTAGTAACGGAATCATTTTGTACTTTGAAATAAAGTTTTGGGAAACGGACCATAATGTGGCCAAGACTTTCCGTCAGAGTAGTTCCGTCGGCATATATTCCTGAGTTTGTTACAGAAAGTTTAGCGGCATGACCATTGTTTTTTACAAGGTAACGCCCGCTTTGCTCCTTGAACAATGCCCACATATTGAGATTACCTACTCGACCCCATGCAGGAGAACTTTGAGAAGCCTGTTTGATAGGCACTCCCCATGCAACGGACCGAAGAAGTTGGTCCTGACCGGCATTGATGGAGTCTATAAATTTGTCGAGCGATATTCGCCTTAGCGAACCATCCACCTCAACCATAATGCTGTTGGTCTTAATTATACTTTGGACCTGTGCAGCTGTTGCGATATTCTTTAATGCCATATTCGTATTATTTATTAGTTACTAACTGTAAGTTACCTCAGCAATAACCTCAACATCGTGAGTTGTTCCGTCCTGCTGATCCGTGTGTGCTGTTGTGACTTGTATACTACTACTAGATGATGTTCCAAGCGGTTGCCATGTTGTTCCGTCCATAATTGTGAATAACCAAGTTGGATTTGTAGGAGTTATTACCGTATTGGTGGATGCCTTTACGATTCGGGCTTGAACGGTAACAGGATTGTTTTCGTACACCTCTTTGTTAGTTGAGGATATGTATGGTACAAGGATAATTTCATCCAAGGTATCTATAATATTGATGCCAGCCCTGTAAATGTAGTTTGCATCTCCCTGTTGTTTGTAGAATTCAGCAATAAATAATTGCGAACCATCAACATCAGAACGCTGTACTGTAATTGTCTTGAGACCTGCCATTGCAGACCATTCAACAGTGTCTTTATACCATTTGATATAATAGTCATTGATTTGGTTTCCGCCAACCCAGAGTTGACTAGCAAGAGTTGCTGTTGTGTGGGTGCTATCTAACTGTGTTGTAGAAGCGTTGATGAATCCATAGTATGAAGATGCGCCACCTTTTTGGATTTGCACATCTACACTCTTACTAAGATTGTACTCAGTACCGGCAACTGTTGCTACGCATGAATACACCAATGTGTCGTTGGCATAATTGATTGCGCTAGCAAGGTTATTAACAATTTTAAGGGCACCATTAAGTGGATTCCTACCAAATTTGCCCGTGGAATCAATAACATAATCCCCAGAAGTTTGACCGTTAAAAACGAGAGTAACACCGTTATATGTCCATGTATGATTGGATAGAGATACAGTATTGCCCCTGGTTGTAGATACATTAGGAGTTAAAACCGGTTGGTTAGCAGCTACTGACCAATCCGGAGACACAACTCCTGTCTGCTCATCATACGTTTGATATAAAGGCTTGCCATTAAGTTCAAGTGTAAGGAAAATGGAATCTCCATTTCTCAACCTCTTGACTGTTATAGAGCCTTGTGCTGAATAGGTGCTCATTGTTTATTGATTTATTAAGTTTAATAACTCTGTTGACGAGGCATATATAGTGCCGTCTAATATTTCCGCCTTTCCCTCAAGAGTTTCTGCGCTTAGTAATTCCATGGAACAGCGGACCTCTTTTTCATTGAGAACGATTTGGTCTCCAATGATTACATGGTTCTCGGTGTTGAACTTGTATTTCTTGGCTTTTGCTTTTTTGCATACAATGTATTTCATAACGATTAATTGAAAATTAAAACATTGTTAGATTCGTCAGTTAGGATATCACTGCTTTCATCGATTGCAACTTCCATCGCTCCTTTTTGCTCTGCAGTTACAAAGACGTCTATCCAATCATTTGTATAGTCTTTGCCGATTCCTGTTTTGTCCAATTGGAAAACAGTAGTACTACCTTCGTTATGCTGAACATCAGTAAGGTTAGTTGATGTGGTGAACCATACTATCTTGATAATATTACCTGGACACTCAACTTTTGTACCTTCTGAGTTTACCTGTACTTCATCGTTTCTTACTGTCTGGTCAGGAAGAATAGATGTTTCATTAGTAGGTTTGCATGTATAGTTTTGATATACCCTGTTGATTGAGAATTGTAATCTTGTTACCTCTTCGTTATTAACGAATGCCTTAATCATGTAATCAGCTTTGGAAACAAGTCTAAGGTCAAACTTGATTTGAGATGTAGACAATAACGTTACCTCATAGTCGCTTGATGTAATCTCTGTAATCGAGGATGCGCTATTGACCTTGTATAATTTGACCGTAAATCCCGATGTAATTTTTACGCCACCTTTATATACGTTAAGCGGGATAGTCTTTTCATATTCATTTCCATCTCTAGCCTCTGCCTCGCCTGCGGATGATGCAATAATAAGTCCATGGGCCACTTTGTAATCATATAGATGTAGTTTGTCAAGAAATGGATTGTATTTAATAATCGGATCCGCAGAAATGCTCATAGTATAGTTATCCGATGCGACATCTATTGTCGACATTGTTACTTCTTCAGTAACAACCGGAATCGTTACTCCCAAGCGCGCATCAACAAGATTACCCTCGAACCTTAAAGTGCATACACTGCCTGGAGTTAGGTTTTTGGAAATTGTAATTGCACCTCTTGTGTTTCCATATTGCGCAATGGTATATAAACCAGTCCAATCGGCAAGCGTAGAGATGTCTACATTATTGACATACCATTTAATATTTGAAAGACTTCCATTTGCAATAGCAGCCGGCCATGAACCATCCGGTGCTGATGCCATAATAATAGGTTTAATCACAGTTGGTGTTAATAACCTATTAGGGTCATACTCGCCTGTTGATGCATTATATGATTGCATTAATGGCGAGGTAGGAGTATCGCAAACAACCGCAACCGACACATTAAGCGGTGCAAAATTTCTTCTGATTCTATTTCTGGCGATTTCCATTGTATTAATAGTTTATATAGTTATCTGTGCGGTTGCAGATTGTTGTTGTGGTAGCGTTGCTGTAATCGTAAAAACAGTACCTTGTAAAGGCGATGTTTCTCCCAAATCGTTTTCTGATGAATCGTAACATATATCAATCTGTCCGTCGAACTCCCGTACCTTTTGTTTTAGCAGCCACGCTGCGTCCTCAATTGGATCTCCGGAATTTCTTATTATAGACCAGGATAACACCTGGGATGTTATTTCTTCGTATACACCTTTCCAGACTTTACACGAAAGTGTTGTACTCTCTCCCCAAGCAAGGAAACCATCTCCGCTATCGAATATTAGCAACTTTATTGTCAAATAATCGTATGGAGGAAATATCTCCTTCATCCATCTTTTCAATTGCTCCATATCCGGCTGTCCGGGGTCTCCCTTTGGACCTTTGAGCGAAGCGAGCCACTCTGCCTCAGTGCCTTGATACCCATTTTTAACTGCAACCTCATAGGCAGACATTCCGTTCCATCCGCTAACTTCTCCTACAAGATTTACAAATTCAGCCGTAACACCTTCTAGTTCGACATACGCATCCTCAGTTATTGTTGTATTAACAATCTCAAATATTGTTTCGGTGTCAAAATATACAGGATATGGTACTAGACTACTTCCGTTGCCTGTTGTTTCAAACCATGATGCGTGTAAATCATATTTACCAAGCCGCAGTTGTATGTTGTGTGATATATCAAAAGCAATCGTATTTTCTAGCACTGACGGACTTGCTATTTCTAGTTCCTCTCCGCTGAATTCGTGAACCACCTTGACTGATAGGTTGGTAATTCCGGTAAGGTCATGCGCGCTGCCATCCGGATTTTTAATCACAACCAATACCCTTATATCTTTCCCTCGGCGGATATTCATAGTTCGGTTACTGTATATGATTTACTCTCGAACATGCTGTTCACAGAGCATAAATTTTCTATTAATCCATCAGTAATTACCTGTTCATCTTTCAGTGCGATTGCCGCCAATTTGTCGTCCTTAATTTGCACTAATATCCATTCTGAAAGCGCGTGTCTAACAATCCAATCCTTTAGCAGCCCATCTATTAACAAAAGCCTATTGCGACTATAAGCAGCCGTTGACGCATCTTTCATCCGTCGGTCTATCTTAACATTTACGCCATCATGGTTTGCTGTATAACCATTAACAACATTTACAGATGCGTCAATAAAGTATGTATAAACCTTTGGGACTATAGACTGAAGGATGTGAGTAAACATCAAACTATGCCCTGAGTTTAATTCTAGAGTCTTTAACTTTTCGAAATCATCTCCGGCAAGGTAAGATGTAAGCATATTCACATCCGCTTCGAGTACCGAATACGGATAATTGAATGTTATGCTGTCACTATTCTCGGTTATCATATTAGAATCCTGGTTTACGGCTATATGGAGCATCTTTAAGCAATATAGCATGATGAAGCTCATTATATACCTTGTCCATATCTATTACATCATAGCTGAATCCATTACGAACAAACCATCCGTAGGCGATTGTATTGCACATATAAGATTCAAGTTTTGACGGAATTAGTTTTTTTTGTCTTTCGGAATAGAGCGATAGCGACATTGTTACACTAGTGCTACCTATTTGAGGATCATCTTCCCCGTGGAGAAGTGGACACAAAGTGTCTGGCAAAGAATCAACAAGGAGTTGCAATTCATGTTCAAAAAAACCATCATTAAGAGTAGGTAGTGTATATGATTTATCAGCGCCCCTTGCAAGACTTGATATTATCCTTCTGCTATTGTTGAGAAGAGTTTCCTTGTTGAATGATATACTAATTCTTAGTAGCATTGTTCTCAATAGTGTTTGGTTGTGGGTTAGTTGTGTTTCTTAGTGCTGTCAGAGTCTCAGTAAACCTATTGTAAGCATATAGTCCGCAATTGGTTTCGCCACCAATATTCAAAATCATAGATGCCACCAACCACGCAAGTGTATCAGCGAGCTTTTCATCAAGTTGTGATATTCCTGTTGTGTCAATCTTCTTTACATATATGGATTTGGCTATTGTATGCGTTGCTCCTGTTGGTAAAGACCAATACTCCAGTTTGCGAGATGCTCCTGGATTAGCGCACAACGCAGCAATAGGAAAATGTTCATCTCCTCTAAGGTACTGATTGGATTGTATACGGTATTTGGGATTGTTACTATCTATGATTTCCGCTTGACGATGCCATCCTGTCATTTGAAAACAATCTATACGCAGACAATCATCCGGAACAAGAACATAACCACTGCCATCAGCGTTAGCGACCGGAGAATTAACAAACGTTGCCGTAGGAAGGAGATATGAAGGTGTTATTTCGAATAACTCCTTCAAGCCTTCGTTAATAAAATCCTCTACAGAATAATGGTTAGGAACACTGCCCCCTACGGAAGTAACCACTTCGTCCATCCTGGAGAGGATTTTAGTTTTAAGTTCCGACAGTGTCATTATTAATTCCAGTTAGGAAAACAATATCCTTCCTTTGCGGCAAACTCTTTTACCGCTTCGTTTTTGGTTGTTTTGGGCAACTTGATTTCTTTTCCTGCGAGGAATTCGATTGCTTGCTGCTTGTTTTGCACGGACTCGACTGGTTCGAGGTATTCTTGCATTTCATCTTTTTGTTCTTCTTTTTCTTCGGTTTCAGTACTCTTTTGATTGACAGGAACAGCAACTCCATCTTCCTCTATAGCGATTAGCTTAAAGTCCTTACCGTATCTGCGGTCTTTTTCAATTGCTTCCTGAACTTTTGGTGAATTAGTATAGAAACAGCCATTGATGCGAGACTGACCATCACGCCCGCCATTAGCCCCTCTCTCGAATGCTACTATAATCTCTTTCCCGTTTTCCATAAATATGGATGTAGAAAGACATACATTGTGTGTAGCCTGGTAAACCTTTGTCATATCTTTATGTTTTTGAAATAGGGCCGACCGGATGGCCGGCCCTATGCATTGAAATCACTACGCTGGCGTAATCACTGCGTGGCATTCAGGGTAACGAAGTACCAGCGCGGTAACTTCCTGAAGGAGTTTGCCGTCTGCATTCTTCTGCCCTGTTTTCTTGAAATCGAGTTCAACAGCCTGCATAGGTACAAAGTTAACCTTGTATACATTGGTAAGGTCTAGGACAATACCATTCTTTGCCCAACCGGTCTCATTGAGAGATGGCATGTGAACGATATGAAGAGTTCCAAATGTGGAGGTAATATCCTGGCAAATTACACCAAGGTGTTCAACAGTCTTTGAAGAAGCTGCCATTGTCTTATAGGATTCACGAAGCTGTTCGATAGACTTCAAAAGTTCAGAGCCAGCAAAGAGGAATCTTTCGCGCGAGCCATTGTTGCCAACGAATATTTTACGGAGCCATTCGCTGTACTGAGCTTTACTAACTTCGTAGCCACCTTCCCCATCTCCATAATTGAGAGTGTTAGGGATATCCCATACGATACCACCTGTAAAGTACGTACGGTCATTTCCGTCTACTTTTACAAACTTACGACCGAACAGGCAGGAAAGTTCAATTTCGCCCTTGAATGCTTCCAGAGTATCGCGCTCCTGGTCTTTGATACCATAAGCAATCTTTTTCTTGGTAAGCGCCTCGAAAGTTGACTGTTCAATCTGTGCCATAAAGTTCTGGCAGTACTGTTCTGAACTTTCTGGTATGATAGCGATAGGATCGGTGGAGAATGCCATTTCACTCTTAGCCTGTCCCATACGCACAAGCAACTGTGTTGCTGCAAAGTCTGGCATTACGAATGCTGTGTCGGTAGACTGTTTCTTGATACCGGAAACAGGACGCACTTTGATAGCAGAGTAGTCCAGGTCTACATCCTCTACATAGAATGCAATTGATTCAGAAATAACATCTGTTTCTCCTGCTATAACACCTACAAGGTGAGTATCGAGGATTGTCAAATTGTGCATCAACATAGTATCATGCTTGCGCCACAATTTAGGCTGCTTTACTTTAATCCAGAAAATCTGCACTCCGTTGCCCGATGCATACGTGTAAAGTTTTGCAGGAGTTGACGCTGCTGAACCATCACCGCTTGCAGTGTTGTCAATCTCATCTGAGAAAGGCTTAGATGAACGCTGGAAGAATTTGTGTACCTGATTCTCAGCCTTCTCTTTTCTCATCTGTGGATGGCGCATGATTGTATCTAGCGGATAACGGTCAGGAGATAATTTACCTACTACCTGGGAAATATCTTCTGCAAGAATTCCCTGTCCTTCAGCGTCAACGGTGGTTACGGTTTTGTTGGTTGGTGTACCAGCAATACCTGCCATGGCAAGTGTCATTCCAGAAACGCCTGCAATCATATCAAGACCTTCGGTCATGACAAATGCGCAAACGATAACTGCGATAATGGCAAATACCGGATAAAATTTTGTGAATCTTTTCATTTTGTATGTTATTAATGTTAACCTCTACCGTTGTAATACTCGCTCTCTTCGCCTAACCATCCGAAAATTTGGCTCTTTTGTCCATTTTCGGCAGGTTTCTGCTGTACACTTGTTCCGCTACCAGGAAGGCCATCTGAACCATTGGCTCTAGTTGCTCTTTTTTGTTCAATCTTTTGATTGCGACCAGCAACTTCTCCCTGCTTACGCGCACCAGCGACAGCATCTTTGTAGGTGTAAGCATTGTAAATCCTCTCCAAAGTATCACGCGAAACTTTACTTTGACTGATATCGTCGATAATCTTATCGAAAAAATCAACAAAACTCTGCTGCTCTTTTTCAGACATCTCCTTTTCCGCAAAAAAGTCTTTAGACACTTTAACAGTCTCTGCTTTATTGCTTTCCCACTGGAGCGCATCTTTCTTCTGTTGCTCGCGTGAAGCTTTGAGTTTTTCGCGTTCTTCGACGTATCTTTCGTAATCCGCGTCACCTTCCATCGGCTTTATATTTTCCAAGTCCATATAGGTAGCTATTGCCACCTTAAACGGAATGCCATCTGCTACTGCTGTGAATACATCTGCCATTTCTGGGTCGGTATCAAGGGCATCTGCTATTGCTTTGCTGTCCATTGCATACTGTGCATTCTGCTCGCGCAACTGTCTATAATCTTCCATAAGTTTCTGCATGGATCCTTCGGTATTGCCGTCGTATTCCTCATTTAACTCTTTGAGAAGATTGTAAGCCTGCTGGTCCGCTTCGCTTATTTCAGTCTGCTGTTCAGCTTGCTGTTCCTCGCCCTGCTCTCCCTCTTCGGTTTGCTGCTCTTCCGCATTTTCTTCAGTTCCGTTTTCCTGTTCCTCGGAGTTTTCCGCCGTCTCCTGTTCGGCCTGCTCTGTCTCTAGTTGTTCCTCCTGGTTTTCGATTTCTTCCTCTTCCATTTCCGTAGGTTTTTTGTTTGTGCAAACATATAATTTGCTTTGCTTTTCCGTTTCGGAATTTCCCATTTGTTTTTGGGAATTTCCCGTTTTTATTTTGTTTTTTTCCGCCATTTAGATTTACTTTGTAAAAATTGAAATACTATGACAAACAAACTATTACCAAGACATAAAGTTATCACTGACGCCTACGAGGCGATTCTTCGCAAAATACAAGAATCCCTTAAAAACTCTCCGGAAGAGTTAACAACGTATGTATCTATTATGGATATATATGCATCAGTGGCCGATGCAACAGGATATTCGCCTGAGTATTGTGGTGATATTATTCGCCTGTATCTCAAGAAGCCTAATGATTGATTGGAATAACATAGGGACACTTTTTGCAGATAATACCCACCGCAATGAAGTATTATTCGAAAAGTATGACCCAGTACTTGGTGTAGGCTCTCCATTGCCACGGTTCAATATGATGGTAGATGATAACAACTACCTTCTTCTTCCTGCGCTTATGCAGCAAGAAAGTTTCATTGACCAAATCTGCAAATATGGCAGTATTGCCAGGTATGCTAAGGATTGCAAACAAGATAGCGACAACATTCTTAGTGCTGTCCTCATGCTTCGTGTAAATTACGATTTTGAATATTGGGCTGGTACTTGTTGCCACATTCAGGATAAAGCAACAAAGTCAATAATTAAATTTACATTACGAAAGCCTCAAAGAAAATTACTAACAGTGCTTATCAAAGACTATTTCGATGGTATTCCTGTAAGAATTATTATAGTCAAGGCGAGGCAGTGGGGTGGTAGTACCTTAGTGCAATTGTTTATGGCATGGGTGCAATTATTTCATTTTGAAAGGTGGCATAGTTGTATAGTTACGCAAATTGAGGACCAGGCAAGGACTATCCGCGCAATGTACACACGAATGGCCCAATATCATCCCAAAGAAATACGCAGCGTAGATTTTGAAAACTTTGAGGGGTCTTCCAAAAACAAAAAAGTCAAAGGCAGAGATAATGTCATTTACATTGGTTCAATGGAGCGACCCGATAATTTGCGCTCCGGTGACTACATGATGGCACATCTTTCTGAGGTTGGTCTCTGGAAAGAAACCAAAGGAAAGAAACCAGAAGATGTCATACAAACAATTGCCGGTTCTGTTCCTCCCAATCCCTATACGATAATAGTTCAAGAATCTACCGCCAAAGGAATAGGCAATTATTTCCATAATACTACCTTGCAGGCAATGCGCGGAGAGAGTAACTACCGTGTAGTATTTGTTGGATGTTTTGAGAATGAGGAAAATTGGATGCCTTTTAAGGATGAAAGGGATAAGGCTGAATTTGTGGCTCATATGACTGACAAAGAGCGCACATATTATGAGGTAGCCGAAGGTGCCACACTCGAGGGTATCAATTGGTATAGATTCAAACAACAAACCGATAACTTGTCTGATTGGAGAATGGAATCCGAATTTCCGGCAACTATTGACCTTGCATTTCAATCCACCGGTCGACGGGCACATGATCCGGTTTATATATCTAGAATGCGACAGTATTGCAGACCTCCTGTTTATAAAGGAGATATGTTTGCAGACCGACCACTTGGTAGTAGGGCGTTGGACAATATACATTTTTCTGAAACACAAGAAGGCGAACTGTGGATATGGGAAAAGCCAGACCACGAAACTAAGGTTAGCAATAGATATGTAGTGTCTGTTGATATTGGTGGGCATAGCGACACAGCAGATTATAGTGTTATATCAGTGATTGACCGCTACTATCTTATGGATGGTGGAGTTGAAGAAGCCATTGCCACATGGCGCGGACACCTAGACCAGGACTTTATGATATGGAAGGCGGTACAGATTGCCGCTTGGTATAACGGTGCTCTTCTTGTTGTAGAGGCGAATAGTCTTAGGCATGAATGGGTTGGCACTGAAGGAGACCATACTGCGACTATACTCGATGAAATAAAAGACTATTATCCCAATCTGTATATGAGGGCAGCACCAGCGGATAAAATACGTGAAGGATTCACAGGGCGGTATGGTTTTTTTACAGGAAGTAACAAAACCGAACTTGTCGACTCTATGAACAGCCGACTGCGTGACATGGGGTATATAGAGCGCGATGAGCGCGTATTGAATGAAGCCGATTACTATGAATTTAAGTCTGACGGTACATATGGCGCTGTAGATGGGATGCACGATGACCTTTATATGTGTAGAGCAATTGGCTTAAAGGTGTCCTCTAAGATGGAAATACCGAAAGATATTACCGAAAAGTTACGTCAAATGGAAGTCGAAAAAGAACGCAAAAAACGCTCTACGCATATCAGAAACGAATCAAGTTTTTAATATTATGATAAGAAATACAAAGATTGAAATTAAATATGGCCACAGTCATGCATTTGACCTTTTGCCTGTCATACAAATTGGTACATACAAAAGGCATGTTTTCCATATTAATTGGCAAATAGAATTTAGATTCTTGTTTTGGCATTGTGCTATCCTTATTTGGAGATATTGGCCAAAATAATAAAGGACAGATTTCTCCGCCCTTCATTTCGTTATCCAACCATCTGTTGCAGATATCTGCTTGCCGTCGCATCCGGAACTCCAGCCTGTTGCTGATATTGTCCAATCATATTACTATACTGCTCTGGCCCCATCTGCTGCTGTGCTTGATTCTCAGATTGTGTGATATCAGCAAGCAATTTCTTGGCAAAAGGCATTGAGCAGTTGCGTAAATATGTCTTGAGGTCGATTGCTCCGGCAGACATAAGTTGCTGTAATGTATCATCCGCAATTTGGCGATATACCGGAGTATTAGTGGCGGATGCGATAACTAGATTGAAATCTACAACTTTGTTTGCCAGTTCAGGAGTATAGTACTTTGCAATATCATCATAAGCGCTACCGTTGATATCCACAAACCTTTTCTCGCTATAATACTGCATGAGCACCTTTAATAACTTGGTGTCTCGCTGTTTTTGGTACGATGCAAATATGTCGAATATTATACGGAAATTGGTTGCTGCATTCTGTGCCTCTTGTGCGTACAAAGATGATGGTGTTCCGGATTTTGCCTCATGGCCTTGTATTGCTCCATTAAGACCACTTATTTGCTGAAATAAACTCATTTCCAATTCCAACATCTGGAAAGCACCAATATTTGTCGAGTTGCTCGACAACTGTGTAGGAATGCTATTAGGGTTTGTTTTATTTGGTGTATAGAGTATTACACCATTTGCTTTCACATACTCTTTTGCAAAATCATCTACGCTCATACCTTCTGGTATACAATCTTCTGGAACAAGCAGCACACCTTTTGCGCTATTTCCCATGATAAAATCTAGCATTACAATCAAACGGTTGATATAACGCTGAATATCTACAAGGTCCGTAAGCGCTGCCCTTATCGTTCCATCTACCATTGGCATAGTTGATATAACGTATGGGTGGCTCTGGTGGGCATAAGGGGTCTCTTTTTGAAGAATGCAAACACCATTGGGAGTTATGTATCTTACCTCCCAAAAGAACTCAAATCTATTGGTGTAGTAGAGTAGCGGAATGTTCTCAACAGGAATCCCAAGTGTCTGTCCCTGTAATTTCCTGTTATCGTTCAACTCTTCAAGTTCTTTTATACTCGCATCAGTTACTGTCTCGCTACCATCTGCGTAATCATGCACGTATCTTACCCAACGGCCTTTTCGCTGCCATACCTCAATAACTCTACATTTGTATGGAGACCGACATAAAGTAAATGATATTTGCTCTTCCGCATCTACCTTATTCGCAGTTTCAAGAGTTTCATACTCGGAACCATAATCAGGATATAAAGTGCGTAATATCTTTTCATCCTCTGAACTCTTGCAAAAATTGAAAAGCATTTCATCCCAGGTATAGTCATGTATTTCTCCTATTCTACGAATATCCATTCTCGGATCTTCCTGTTCGGTATTGAAGAAAAGTCGCTCCAGTGGAACTACATCAAGTATGCCGTCGGACATATCTTTTTCTGCTATGAAATCATAACGGATTTTTGCGGCAGTTATCCCTCCGTACAGAATATCATTCATAGCCGCAATGTTTAACGCATCCTCACGGTTGTTATCCAGGCATGCCTGCAAAGTATTGGTTAGCATTTCTCCAAGTTCACTATCATCCTCGGTCCTCGCTACGACGGTAGCCTGTGTTCTATTCTGCAACATCTGTCCCTGGATATTACGAACACATTGCTGGATGAAGTTGTGCTTAAGAGGTGTTTTCCCCTCTCGTGACATTTTCACATCTTCGCGTATCGGTTTGCCATTTTCATCAACTACAACATCCGACCACTGGTCTCCGTTACTGTAACGGACATTTCTCCGGCGGAGCGTTCTAAGCAGCCTCAAGTTATTCCAGTCTTGTTCACAAATATGTATTAAGTCCTGGTTTTCCTTGTTGAAATCATAGTTGGTGTTACTGCGTTTCACATTCTTCGCTATACTTCCTTCGCCTTTGAATGAAGCGAAATTGCGCATATCACTATCTGTAATCTTCTCTATCATCTCATTTCTTTTTTAATTCCGTTCCAATTTTCCTTAATCAGTCTCTTGTCATACTGATTGAGTTGTGTTTTAACGTTTCGACTTTTGTCTCGCCCCATGAGAAGATAACTGAAACCATATTTCCGGAAACGTTTGTATTCAAGATACCTCCTCATATACTGGTCCATAGTCTCACCTTTTCTTCTACGCAACACAATCCCTTTCTGCACACTGTCCGGCATGGACAACATCCTTGATATATCCAACATTACTTGCTCCTTCGTTATATCCCCATCCGCAATTGCGTCCATAACTGGCAACATTGCTTTTGCTGCAACGTATGGATCTACACCGAATGATGATATTCCGAGTCTTGCTACCATATCCGCAAGAACAATCCAATCCTTGTCCTCACTAGTAATATTTTCATATATCTTTTCTGCGTCCGCAAGCATAGGGTGAGAAATAATGCTTTGTGAACCATATTTAATTCCAGAAATATAACTACGCACAAGTTGTTCAAAGTTGCTGCCAAAATTAAAACCTCTCACAGGACCGCTTATTGCGGTTATTTTAGCTTCGTCCAAAGCCGCTTTCTTCCAGTCTTCATCTCCACTCCCAAACCCCAACAACATAAGTAATGGAGAGTAAAGATTCCAGCACAATTGAGCGACATAAAGACCCATGGTGGTCTTGAATACACCCCTGACTACATCTCTTCGCATATCGCGTTTTGTGCGGTCCTCAGATTCTTTATTCGTAAAACCAAGTTCGGTGTATTCCCTCATTCGAACTTCTTTCATCCTTTCGGTAAAGTTTCGGTTACCATGTCGGAGTATTTGCCTCATCCCCTCAATACCCATACGCATATACAAGAAGTTTGCATTATTAAATACAGACATCGCAACATTAACTATATCACGCTTTACTTGCTGTGCGGATTTATAAAGTCCTTCTGAAGATTGCTGAGTTTCGTTAAAGCATATTTCCGCATCAATAACTGCTCTGTCATGCGCGCGGGTTGATTTAATATTACCTTTATCTAATCCGAGTTTTTGATATTCCTCTATCCTTGACATATACATTGCTCTTGCACCTATTGAACATGCTAACACATCAATAGCCACATTAGGCAACATACCTATTTGACTGTTAAAATCAACTATTTTCCTTGCAGTACGACCTATGCGCTCTTGCGAGAAATCAAATTTTTCATTGCCAATGTTTCGTTCCTCCAATCTCTTTCTTAATGATGGAAGATTTTCGAGCGCCCATTTAACAGTTCCATATGGATTAGCAGCACAGAATGCCATATTTCTTACAAACTTAGACTCATCTGCATATGCCAAGAATACCGGCAATGACAACAACTGTTTTATCGCTGTGTTTAGTTTGAAAGACACCTTGCTGACAGCCACTCCCCGCATAAACACATTTACAAAACTACGTGTTAAATTGTCAGACGGTGCGTTATATGTCCCAAACGCAACCTTGCATACCTCAACAAAATCAGAATAGTTACTCTTGCCCAAAGGTAACGCATTAACTTTCCTCTTAAAACTCTGACTATTGAGCAGGTAATTCATATCACGTATTAGTTCTGCATAAGAAAACCAGTGTTCCTGTTGCTGCAGATGTTCATACGCTACCTGGAAGGCATTAACATCAGTTATGTTAATCATCTTCCTATTTTGGCTCCTCTCTATAAGAGCACCGGTTATGAAGGAAGATAATTTGTTTTCTTCTCCTCCGGTAACATCTATGTCCCCACCTACCTTTTGTCCGGTGCGGTCAAGTTTTATAGGAACATAATTCTTGATATCTGCCATAGGTATCCCGAACAATCTTCGGTGTACCTTATTGTAACGTTTCATCAACGATGGATAGAATTCCTGTTGCAACCAATCAGCAAACCTTATATATCCGGTATCAATTTTATTCAGCTCGTTCACGAGTTCTTGAATCTTCTCTTCATTGATTCCCATCGCTTCGAGTTTCATCATACCATCTTCCTGCTGATAACATTGATATAGATATAGTGCTGTTCCTATCGACAAAGGATAAACTTCTTTTTCGCCATTCTTATTCCAAAGTTCTACTGTTGCATTCCCAAGTTGACGGTCTTGCGCTCTCTGCTGAATTGTACCAAAGTCTTTACCAAAAATCTCATTGCTCTTTTCGTTTAGACGGTCTACCTCTCTACGGAAATTAGTGTACCTTTCATCCTCCGCACGCTGTATACCACGGACAAAGTGGTCATACATCCTCCCCTCTCCACGTATTGCTCCAGGAGAGAATTTCTTAATCATCGTGATAAAGGTATTGAAAGGGACTAGGAATTTAATAGTACTTTCAATTTTTGGAATCCTCGTTTCCCTCACACTTTGTTGTGTCCGCCCATAACTGATAGTCTGAAGGTCGCTATTGGCCATGTGCAGAATCTCCCTACGGTGTTTTACCTGGTCTTCCATGAACTTTTCGTAATCATTCCTGCCGGTAGCAATGAGTTGTGCTATATCAGCATTTTGATTTTCTATAAGTTCTATTTTTTGGTCTTTCAAAGATACCAGCGCATCTTCGGCAAGTTTTATCTGCTTTCTATAATTTGCTCTTAATGCTTTGTCGGTCTCTTTTTCATCTCCATTCAGTTTACCTTTGTAACTTGAAATTGCTCTTTCCTGAGACACTATATCCTCATCAATACGCGACAGTTTAGTCTTGTAAGTATGCGCCATTTCAAGTCCGGAAAGTTCATAGAAAGCCTGCATCTTTTCTTCGCTGCTTACGCTATTATCCGCAGCCACAATATCCTGCAATTCAGTTGCTCTAGCATTATATGCAGTTTCATCCAATTCGACTCCTGACTTATATCCACCAAGGATAGTGCGTGTACTTTCCCCGACAGTTGCTGCAATTCGGATACCACTCTGATTGAATCCTTTGATTTTTGTTGACACTAGGTCTTTAAGGCGCTGCTGAGCAATACGAATCCATGTATTCTGCAAAATCTTATAGATTTCATCGACAACAGGTGCAAGATCCTCTTTTTTGGTCACAGCCTTAATCTGTGTTATTATCCTATTGAGTTCGCCTTTAGTTACCTCATCCTTTACCTGTTTTGTCAACATTCCTTTGACAAATTTCAAAATGGCATCAACAGATTGTTCTGATGTAACCTTTGCGTCATGCAAACCAAGTTTAAGCGCCTGCAATCCTGACATGGAAGCAACGGACGCTTTCTCAGCCTCTCGCAAATTCTTGATTTGCTCTTTACGTTTATTGTTCCATTCTTTTACCTTGCGTACATGCTCTTTGATACTTTCACCTTTCCTATAAACAGGAGCCGGACCTATATCTTCTATTTCAACTTCGCCAACTTTTCTGAAACGAATATTATCCAGTTCTGCTATATTACTATCATTTGCAAGTTTCTTTGTTGAGGCTGTTTTTGATTTAATGTTGTATAGTTTAGACCATGATTTACCATTCGCTGTTTTACCCTTGTTGTCAGTTTCTATAAATTTCATTCCTTTGGCCTCTAGTTCTTTACGTAGCGCTGGAGTCACTACATTTGAAGGTAAAGTTTCAATACTAGTACCATCAAACAAATTCATGGCGATATCTGCAATCTCCGCTTCAGGAACAATTCGCATAGGCTTAAACCACCTCGAAAGAACCACCTTCCTTCCCTTGCCAAATTTTGCAAGAATAGATGATATTGGTCCGCTGTGCCATGACATCACACCGACACTATTTTTTGCGCCCTCAGCCTTATATCCACTTGTTAATTCTGATTTAGGCACCTCACCTTCTACAATAACAAGATTACTTCTTGTTTGTGCAGCTGAGAACTGGTCATTGAGTGGTGAATATGATGTATGGAAGTAAGGATTATATCTTGCCCGAAGGCTTGATTTACGCCCTTGGTCGTCCGCACCTTTTTCAAGAGTAAATTTACCGTCTTTAGCAAGTTCCGGATTCTCCTCAGACTCTTCCCATACCCCATACTCACTTGCTTCCCTTAATTCACCGTTTAGGTATGCAGACATTGGCGGATAAAGATTCCCGTCAATTACCTGCATTGCTCGGTAAACTTTGATAGTCTTGCCGGAGTTAAGTTCATCTAGTTTTTTCCTATCAGTTACTTTGCGGAAACGAATATTATCCAGTTCTTCCTCTGTTTGATTGTCATTTTTCAAACGGAATACTACATTTCCATCCTCATCCTCATTAATATTATTGAAATCAATGTTTGTTTGGGAAGTCTGCATTGCTTCATACTTCTTCTGCTTAGCATCCAGGTCTTCTTTCATGAGTCTGGTATATTCAGCAACAAGTTCCTTGGCTCTTGCGAGTTTATCCTTGTCGGCAAAAGGTACACCATAACGTTTTGCCATTATGGCATTGTTCTTTTGGGCCTCATCTATTTGAGACTGCAATTTATCTATTTCGCCTTGTTGGTATCTCCCTGTAACTACATTTGCTGCGAAATCATCAATTATGCCCATAACACCATCCGATGCAGCAGTATACCTACTATGGTCTTCAGGAAGAATGTCACATGTATAACTATACACCGCAGTTGTTGATAATTTGACTGTGCCATTCTCAAATGTAGGATTATTCCTTGTTACAGATATTTTAACATCAATATCAACACCACCTACATTTAATTTGTAATGGTAGTCTTGTGTAGTAAATCCATAGTCATTCCTAGCATGTTCGCGCAAAACACTTAACGGCTTGTTGATTTTCTCCTTTATCGCCTCTGCTATTGCGGTTTTATTTGAGCATTTAATTCCTTCTACCGTAGTTACTCCGGTTACATTGCCACCAGGGAATTGTTTTTTTGCCTTTTCTATTGAATGGTTGTATTCAGCAATTTTCTTCCCATTAACTTCGATTTTATGGTTATTAATCTTAGTCTGGTTGGCAATATATACCTGGTCTTTTCTGTGCTCACGTTCCTTTGTTTCGTATTTTCTGACCTCACGTTCAGCCTCGCCTTTCTTTAAGGCGTACTGACTTCCAGAGAGCATTGCAACAGGATTATCGAATAAACCTTCATCTTCTTCCTCGATAGTACGGTTCTCCATAGAATTTTCCATGAGTTCCTTACCATTCATTATCCTGTTAATAAACTTCTCTTTAGTCTTGAGAATCTGATAACTCGTTACATCAAGAGAATCTTCTACACCATAGCGAATAATCTTAATAGTCTTATCCCATTCCCTATGTAGGTTACCTTGGCGCTTTATTCGACCCACACGCTGAGTATAGTCCATAGGTCGCTGAGGAGCATCCATATGAATCTCAAGGTGTAATCTTTTTTGGATATTGACTCCGGTGCCAAGCAACGCGGTACTTCCCATAATAACGCGTATATCACCGGTATTAACCTTGTCGAATATCTGCTGTTTCTTAGTTGCAGACATACTACTATCAATAATTGCTATTTCACTCTCCTTGATACCAGCATTGACAAGTTTCTGCTTCATGTCCTCGAATAGGTTAAACCTTTCGACCTTGTCTTTGTCTTTATTGGAGAATCGGTCGCTGAATACAGCAATGGTCCCTTTATAACTATCAGTTTCTTTTAGGTCGGTAAGTATGGCCTGTACGGCTTGATTAGTTTTTGACAACGGTTCATCCACAGCCGTGTAGTCAACAAGTCGAGGATCTATTGCCGCCATTTTGGCAATACTATACATTGTCAGCGGTATATGAGAATTTAATTTTTTCTCTTTCCCTGACATCTTTTCAAATTCTGCAAGTTTAGCCTTTACAGCCTGCATAATGCCTATAAGAGACGGAGACTGAGGAAGGAATACATCCTGCGCCTGTCCACCTTCTAATTTAGGCTCTTTGTCCTCAAGTTTCTTTCCCGTTGCCGCCTCTGCATCTTTCTTCAATACAGTATCACAAACTGATGCCCATATACGAACAAGTTCGGCCGCATTGATGTAGTTAGAAAACCTAGTCGCAGGTTTGAATTGTCCGTTGGTTTGGAATTCCAACTCCTGAGTTATAGCACCGAAGTTGCGGACAAAATCATCGAAATAGTATATATGATTTTGCTTCATGACGTCCTCTGGCATGAGGTATTTCATAAAGGTCCATATTTCAGCTGCGGTATTGGATATAGGAGTTCCTGTTGCGAATACAACGTTTTTCCATCCGACCTTGTCGAATACACTTCTAGTTTTTAGATATACACTTGCGGCTTTTTTGCTGTATGAAGGGTCTACACCTTTTACACCTCTTTGTATGGCGGTCGCAAACCCTAAATGTTTATAAGCATGGGCTTCATCAATAAGCAGAGCATCTACACCAAGTGTGTCAAAGTTTTCAGTTTCAGCAACATCTCGGTCAAGTTGTTGCTGTGCCTTTGCCTTAGAGTTTGCTTTTGCGGCTTCCTCTGTTTTTGATTTTGTTTTCTTTGTTGATGCGGCAACGCCCAAAATCTTTTCTTCTTCAAGTTTGTCTATCTCGCGCTTGAGTTGGTTGATTACATTATCGTTTGCACCCTGATTTCTCGCTTGTGTGAGTACAAACATCTTTTCATCTATTTTTTCCTGAATAAATGCTTCCTGTCGCTCTTCGCTATCCGGTATTCTTTCAAATGTGGACTGTGGTATAACAATCATATCCCAGTCGTTATACTTTATCTTTGCATAGAATGAGAGTATACCTTCTTTTGACCTATCAGTGTCTGCTAGTGAAAGTATCTTAGCGCCAGGGTAGAGTTTTTTTGCATCCTTAGTAAATTGATCCAAAGTAGAGTTTTGAACAACAATCATTGGTTTTTTTGCTGTCCCAAGCCTACGCATTTCCATAGCAGTTGTGATAAGAGAGAATGTCTTACCAGAACCAACCTCATGAGCAAGCATTATCGCTGTTGTTGTTCCCTTTACAACGGCTTTTTTCTGATGGGCATATAAAGTTATATCCGAATTAGAGTTTTCAAAGTGTCCAGGCAAAAACTCTTCGCCTATTTCAAGCGGAGCAATAGCATTGAATGTGTCATTGAATTTTCTTTCAATTGATTGTCCTATTTCCGGGTTGTCTGCTAGATAGTTCCCAATCCATTCAATGAAATCTTCCTTCATTGAATTAATCTTTACTGCTGCAGCCTCAGTTGCCTCTCGGTCAGTTTCGGTCACAGTCTTGCCTGTAAAATAATCCTTGCTAGTCTTAGTAAAGATATATGGATTATTATTCATAGCACAGACCATGAGTTCATGACCTTTTACATTTTTCCCAAGTTTCTCGCTCTTAACACCGGCAAGAAGGTCTCTTTCATCACTGCGCACATAATCGTTTTGTAGTTTCCATGCACCTCCGATAAGATCCAACTTAAACAAATCATTCGTGCCAAATTTTTCTTTGGCATATTCTTCGTAAATTTTAGTATCAATCCAGTCAGAACCTAATGAGAATTTAAGAAGATGCACAGGAATATCCACAGGAATAACTTTTTCCAGCGCTTTGATATTCGCATCGTATTTGCCATCTTTGTTGTTGTCTTTAGCATACGCAAGTTTCTCCCTTACATTTCCGGACAGATACCTGAAATTAACCTCCATGGTTCCTGTAGTCGGGTTTTCGAATCCAAGTCCTTGGTCAATGATATTCTTTTTAACAACATCAGTAGGTAATCCTAACTTATTGGCAATATAGCCAACATTGATATCTCTATACTGGTTGACACTAACAATGACCGCATCTTTGATTGTCTTTGGTTCTGGCGCTGGCTGGAATCCTACAATGCGTTTATTGAATACATCAGTTTTTGATGTTACAATCTCGGTTTTTCCTGTTACACTTTCTCTTTCGGTATAATCCTCAATGGCCGCAGTAGCAGGAAAATCAACATCGTTTCGAAGCAGCGTTATTGCAACATTCTTGTTCAGTCGGCCATATATGCGACAAAAACTATCATATGCCTTATTCAGTTTGTCGAGTAATGGTTGTAAACCTTTATCATCTTCATTCTCCTGTTGATATGCAATAACAGCATTCAACGCATCTTTGATGTCATTGTACTTGTTCAGACATTCTTTCTTTGGACGGTCTTTTATTTTCTTTCCATCATCCTTAATAGGAGTTGCGATGCCTTCGGTTACAATACATATCTTTCCTTCGGAATCAAGTACTAGTTGCCCTTCCTTAACCCCTTCGGCCTTTTCACCCATTTGTTGTTTAGGCTCTTCTATAGTCTTTGCCCCTTCCTCTTCCTTGAAAGTTTTACTCCATGCCGAAAGAGCACGTTCTTGACTCTTGGTGGCAACAGGATAGCAACCTGTTGATGTAGGACGGAAAGTATCATTTGCCTCGAATGCCCATTTCATTTGACCACCCATATTTTCGGGATGCTCAACAAAGTAGGTGTTATATTCCATCGCAACCGGAGTAACCAAGTCTTTTGGAGGATATCCTTCTTTTTGTGTAAACGAGGAACGTTTTGTTACTGTAGTTGTGCTAACATCAATCGCATTATTAGATTTTACTCCATCAATACGTTTACGTACTACAATGATGTCAGATGTTACTGTTGTACCTTTGAATGTCTGGTTATTAAGGCGGAAAGCACCTATTACATCAGAATTACCCTGGTTGACTATCCAATCGCGTAACTTTTTGCTTTTATCAAGCGTGCCTTTTGAAGATATAAATATGCCAATACCACCTTCTTTTAGTTTGCGGATATTCTTGGCAATACAGAAATCATGTATATCAGTAAAGATACGCGAAAGGTCTTTCTCTACCTTGTCATACACTTTCAATCCGGTTACAAATGGAACATTTGTAATAGCAAGGTCAATACTGTTATTAGGAATTGCCGTCTCTTCAAAACCCTGTATGCGCACATCGGCATCAGGGTAGAGTAGTTTGAGTATTCCACCTGTAGTAGGGTCTATCTCCACAGCGGTAATATCGCTGACGGAATTCATAGACTGTGGTATGCTAGCAAGGATATTACCAATACCAGCACTACCTTCCAGTATTTTTCCACCTTTGAAACCAAGTTTTCCGGCAATATCCCACATGGTTTCAATAATACTAACAGGAGTATAGTAGGCAGAATTAATACTCATAGCAGCTGCTGAAAATTCTTCATCATTCAGCAACTCTTTTAATGTGTGAAGTTCTTCGGAATTGTATTTTTCGAAATATCCGCCTAGTCCTCCCCAACCGGAGTACATACGCAGAATTTCCATATCCGCTTTAGTCGCAGGCTTTCCAGAAGCCTGTAACTCATGCAGTTTTCTTATTGCAGCAATATTAGCGGAGAACCTTTTTGAATCAGTTGTAGGAGCAAACGACTCACCTCTTTTCGCATGGTTGTTTTTAGAATTTTTCTTTAATCCTTTTTCATCGACTCCAGCCACTCCCACGCTTCCGTCTTGGTCAGAGGCAATATCTTGACTATTGTCTCCACCCATTCGTTCGGTGTCATTTCGTTTAACTTCCTGCCGTTTTCTTTCTCCCACTGCTCCATCCTCTGCAGTGCTTCTTCCTGGTAACCCATTACTCTTTACGTTGTTAATTGTTAATTCAGCCGCCCTCTCTATTCGTTTTTCCTCGATTGCTGTAGCAACCTTTTTGACGGGGTCGACTTTTTCTTTGTCAAAGTTAGCAATATCTATTGACTTTACAATATCATATGGTGTAAGGATTTCCGAATATTGTTCCATTTCCGGCATATCCCTTGCGCCATTGTAAAATGCCTTGCAGTATGGTCTGATATCATCTCCGAAGATATCTACCATATTCTTTGCAAATAACTCAAACGATGCAGAACCATTTTCGATATTGTACATTGCAAGTTCAATACCCTCGGCCAGCATTTCCGGATCTGCGCCTTTTCGGAATAACAACTTACGGAATTCCACAGGATTCTTTTTCGCATCCGCAAGACGCTTTTTCATTTTTTCAACAAGTTCCTTGTATCTCTCTTCAGACACAACTTTATCTTCAACCTTAGTTTCAGCAGATTTTTCTTCCTTGTCTTTGTTAGATTCCTGTAATGGAGTCACCTGCGCCTTGGTTTTTTGTACTGGAGTTTCCTGTACTGGAGTTTTTTGTGTCTGAACTACATCAGTAGACGTAGTCTCTTTTTTTGCAGACACAACCGAGTTGCCGAATTTTATCGCATCACTTTCATTGTCGAAAATAAACCCACCTTTGCCGAAAGAAGAGTAATATCCGTTGAAATCTTTGACCTTGGTCTTGAGTTCAACAAATTCATCACGTTCCATCCTATCCACAAAGTTGACAGCAAAGATATATTTACCTGATTTTTTATTGAATCTTCGTTCTGCTGTGTAGCCACCAAGCGGTGTTGGTGTCTCTGTCTCGACATTATTCTGCTGTGAGCGCGGTCCCTCTTTTGATATGTTTTGATAACTTCTAAGGAGAGCATTTCGAATATCTGCTTCAGATACAGTTACCTTAATACCTAAAGAGTTAAGGAATGAGTTGAATATTTCTATAATCATACTCCAGGCATTCTGTACCTCATTAGATACATTCTCCTGGTTCATCCCTTCGGCTATACTAGCAATGTATTCATCGGCAACAAGCCTTCGTTGATTGGCTGATAAATTCGTATAATCATATCCTAAGTATTCGGCAAATGTAATAACATCCTCGCCATTCATTGAGGAGTAGACCAAATCGCAGAACTTATCAAAGTTATTTTGGCCCAATAGCGACCTTAGACCTTTATGCGCTATTACTTCATGCATAATGGTCTTGTCGACCTCTGTGATTAGATTTTCTTGTGAGAGACCAGTGAATCGTGGAAGATAGAATATTACAGATTCAGACCGTATATCAAACCAGGCAAATACTTTTCCTTTTAGTTTCTCCACCTCTTCCCTGAGGGCTTTTTCTTCTATCTGCTCTGCAGATTCGATTATAGTGATAGCAGGAAGATTAAGTTTTGCACTTAAGTGCTCAATATGTGATTCTATTTCTTGTCTTGTTTCGGCCGCCGTCCGAATATTATTATGTCGCCCTTCTTCTCCCTGAAGTACTCCCAATCCTCCGGAATTTTCTCGTATTCCGGTTCCTTCGGCTTCTGTTGTTGCTGTTGTAGATTCTGCTGCGCCTTGGCTAGAAGGAGCAGTTTCATTAGACTGTTGTCTTCCATAACTATTGTCAATTGTTGTTAATTGTCCTTCCGTGAAACCTAGTTTCTGGAGCACAAAATCGAGTAATTCCTCTTTAGTCTTTCGGTCAAATTCGAATACTCCTCCCTCTTGTTGGTCTGCAAGATAGTTATATTCTTTGAATAATCGTTTAAGATCACCATAATTTTTTGAATTAAGGCAATTGCAAATAAGTTGTACAGTGGCTTCTTCTATGTGTTTACCCTCGAACAGGTCTCCCTGTTTCATGTAGTTCTCAATGGTGTTGCCTGCTTCATTACCAATACCACTCTTATCAAGAAGTTCAATGGCCTTGTACAACTCTTTTTGCAAATTGTATTTCTTGAGACGGTAATTGTCGATAATGTATGTCATGGCAGATGCAACACTCCTGCGAACACGTTTGTAGTTGTTAAGTATTCTAATACTATCCTCATTGAGTATTGCAGCGCAGAATACATTGTCCAAAAACTCTTCACCAGAATCGGATAATTTTGCGCCATCTATATATGCTGAAACCTGGGATTCGCTGATTTTTCCGGTACGCATGAGTATAGCAAACACATCCTTTACAGAATCTATGTTAGAGTAGAACTTATCAAGTGTGTCATATTGGCTTATTATTGAGCCAATCCTTGCCACATCATCCTGTGTAAGTACCTTACTTAGTCTTACAGCCCTTTCAAGCGCACTCTCGGCTTTTTTATCATCACGATTCCATATGTCAAACATTTCAGCGGAATACTCGTTGACATCATTCTCTATCTCAAACGATACCTCCGGATGTTCAAACATAGCAAACTGCTCTTCGGTCAATCCGTATGATGCTAGGTTGTCTTTAAGGTACTGCACATATTTTGTGTCCGTTCCATTCGTTGCAGCAATCTGACGCGCCATATTGCGTCCATTACCACTATGTACGATTGAATTACGGTCATTAACAATAGGATCCGTAAACCCACGGAAATCTTTTGCCATCTGCTGAGTGACAACTCGGTTAGATGCGCTATTTTCGTAGTCCCTAGTATTGCCTGTTTTACCAGAGGCATTAGTCGGGTATCCTTCCGACTTACGGAATCCATTAAGAGGATTATGCGATGATGTTAGCGTTCCCGCTTCCGTAAGAACCCACCGCCCCTTGACAACCTCTCCGGTAGGTGTCATTACTGTTGCTTGGTGTCCATATTCCTTTTTGGCGGCAGAATATTTATCCGCGAGTTGTTGAATGCCTCCGGATGATAGTTGGCCGTCATTCTTTTGAATTTCTGTTTCTTGCACACTTGGAGTTTGCTGTTGCTGCGTATCCTGCGAAACCTCGGTTACAGTATCCTCCACGGCAGATTCGTTTGGAATAGGTGTTTTTTGTTCTTGTGCCACTTCTTCATCAACCAGATTGTTGATTGTAGAATTAACAATACCTACCTGTTTCCAATAATCAATTTCTTTTTGGGCAAATTCAATATCTCTTGTCTTTTGTTCGACTTCCTCGCGGTATGCCTGGAATTGCGATGTAGGACTTTTTATCTCTCTCCCCTGCGCTTCTATCAGTAATTCTTCTGCTTCTTTGACTGCGGTAGCAATACATTCCTTGGTTTGTTCAACTCCAAGAGTATTGTTGAGATATTGAGCAGCAACATTTGGAGTAACTTGTTCCCATTGCGCATTTCCATACTCATCAAAAGGTATGGCAATCTCTTCAACTTGTCTTTGCTCTTCCGAAACCTCCGGTTCGATTACTCCCGACTGTATGTTTTGAATGGTTTCATTTTCCTGATTAATAGCCACCTCAGATGGCTCCATTTGCTCCTGCTCATCACCATCTACATTAACTTCTTTGTCGGGCATACGTATAGCAGATTCTATTTCCGACAATGGGTAGTTGGTAACAATTATTTCGTTGTTTGGTCCAAATATTTGTTTCCATGTGTTTGTTGCCTCATCAAACAAGACAGGTACACACGCATAAGAACCATCCATATTAACACCTTCGACACGAATGAAAGATAACTCACCGGTTATCATATCCGTACCTTGCAATATCTGACCAAGAGGACTATTATCTATTCCCTTTGTGGCAGCAACAGCCTCATCTTCACTAGTTCCTGCGACCTGTGCATCTTCTACAGCCTTTTGGATAGCCTCAGCAATTAGTTCTTCCTGTTTGTTTTGTGCATATCTAGAGTATTCAGCATTTAGGTAGTTCTGCGGTTCTTCTTCTGACACAAGTCTGGCATCAATAGGTTTGCTTACATTTTCTCCTGTTCTGACATTGTGTACAAATGTTATTCCGTCCTGTATATTACCGGCTGTACTACTAGCATTTGGAGCAAATACACCGATATATTGTTCCCCATTATCCGTTTCGTATACATTAACCTTCCCTGTTTTTGGGTCAGTATATTTTGGCAATTCTTGTTCCAGGTACTGTAATTTAGCATCTGCTTCTATCCCGGTCTTTATACCTGAGAGTATATCATATTCGGTCTTATGCTTAAAGTATTTTGCAGCATGCGACATATCCGATGCAGAAACATTGCCCCAATCGTATTGGTTAAGCGCTTTCAATTGTTCGTCCATATTCGGGCGCTGACCGGCAGAAACAAGAGTATTTCTAAGTTTTTTATCTTGAATCTTAGACAACTCTGCTCGTGCTGATGCTAATTCAGTACCTCTGACGGCACCTGCTCCAAGCATTTGCACACCCTTTGTTGCTCCAATGGATAAAGCAACTGACATAACAGTCTCGAAATATCTATCCCTGTTATATGCCTCAGACCAATCGAACGAGCCTGTTAATATCGGTTCAGTGAGTGCATTGATACGCTCTTCTGCAACCTCTGTTAACAGATTGTTTAATCGTATATATTTCCTATTCCAATCGGTAAATTTCTTCGGATACTTAGCCATGTTATTCATAAGTGGAGACGTCATCCACCTATTCAACGTTTGTCCCATACGAGTTCCTGCCCATGCGGTATTAAGTTTCTTAATAGGCATACTCGCTTTTTTACCAAGTTTTGTGCCTGAAAGAGCCTTGCCGATATGCAACTCATCAATTACATTGCCAAGTCGCTCTGAATAATTTTCGCCAAAGGTCCGTATCCATGAATTATAGATATTTCCCCATAGGCCCATTGTTCCTGTTTTGGTTACTTTGACCTGACCATCATTATCAAACGAAAAGTCATACTGCGAAATTGCATTATCAGTCAATGTATCCCAAAACATACTATGCCCTGGCACTTCGGCCAATTCCGCTGCTGCGGCTTTACCGGCATATATACCTAACTTTTTGGCACCAGCCTTGCTTCCAAGACTCATTGCACCTTTGATTCCTGTCTCCCATCCTGCAGTAAGACCGCCAAATGGTATAAATTCCAACATAAATGGAATGGAACCAACTGCACTATTGCCAATATTTTCCCAACTAGTGTTTGCGTTAGTTAGTTGCATCCACTCATCCGCACCCTGTTTAGCGGCTAGAGCGCGAAGTGCAATCTTATCAGTAGCGCTAAGATTCTCTCCCTTTTCTGCTTTGCTAATAGCGCTGTTAAATAACATCCCGGAGAATGGATTAACAAACGAACTAAATGGTAACAAATCCAATGGATGAACCTGGCGCATACCATTAAGCAATCTTTTCATCTTGCTTACATCACCCAGGTCTATGTTTTCAAGCTCCAGTTTAGCCTCTTCTAGTTTTTTCCGTGATGCAGCGAGTTCATATTCCTGCGCAGACATAGTTTGCTGAACACCACCATAAGATGGACTGACAAAATATCCCCCATACGGTCTATCCTTTTTGACTTTTGCAATTTCACTGTCTATTTCGGCTAGTTGTTGGTTGATGTTTTCAAGATTCTCGGAACGTAATTTTTCAAAATGCCACCTCAAGTCAGGATCCGCTTTTATCATCTGCGTCTGAACATCATCCAATTCTTTCTGGAGTATTTCCTTTTCGCTTATGTTTTCTTCATAATATTGTGGCCCAGAAATCCCCAGTCCAGAACCAACAATTGGGATAAGTGCTTTTTTGGTTTTTTGGTTTCCTGCTGTTTCTATGTCTTTGAGTCTTGTTTGGATTTCCTCTTCCTTTTTGCGCAGGTTAATTAATTCCGAGTTGACAGGTTGAAGTTTTATTTGTGGACCTAATCCGTAAATTGTGTTTTGTACTGCAACTATTTTTTTGTCAAGTTGTGCAGTATCTTTACCATCTGCTATTGCAAGTTGTCTCTGCAAATCCAACTGTCGCAATTGTTGCAATAACTTAGTTTTATCCTGACCATACTCAAGTCCACCCTGGTATGGCTGTTCAGTTAACGATAATTGCATATCGCCAATATCTGATGGGTCTGCATATACAGGCATCTGCGAATCAACCTCGCTTGATGTTGGCGTTGGTTTATTATTCTCAATTGGAGCAATACCAATTTGATTTTCGTTATCTGCTATTATGGCTTTATTTGAAAAAGGCGTCGATTGTTTCATTGTTTCAACATCACCAAATTCCATACCCTGCAAAGGCCCTTGATTCTCCATTCCCTTGCTGTATATTGGATTATTTTGGGATTCATTTTCGCCATACTGAGCAAAAAAACGCGACATAAAACTATCCGCGTCTGCTTTATGTTGTTCTAGTTTCTTTTTTATATTCTCGTCTGCCATAGCCGATTATTTGCTGTATTTAAGTCCAATTCTTTGTGCGAATGATTTCCAATTGGGATATGATTTGCCGAATTGTTGTTGCAATTCTTTTTCGGTTGGTATATCCTCTTCGCCATTTATCCTACTACGATCCTCAGAAAATGCTTTCATCTGCAGTAATAACTGTTCTTGAGGATTGAGTGATGCAGCCCAGAATGGATATATTTCGGAATACTCTGCATCATTCTTTATAGTCATTCTGACGTTATTAAGATTACCATCGGTACCCCTGTGATACGCTGATATAATTTTACCAAGTTCCCCACTAGCCTCCAAATTCTTGTGAATGAAAACATCCATGTCATTACGCATATCATTTGTCAACACAGTGCTTTTGTTGTCGGTATTCCCATTCTTGTTATGTAGTGTAATATTAATCCTGGATTGTTTACTAGCTTTATCGGCTGCGGCTCTCCGGTCTGCTCCTGCCTCTCGAATTGCAGTCAAAGATGCCTGTTGTCTTCTATTTTCATCCGCATTCCATTTTCTGAAGACTAAGTCTTGGTAATATCTCTGCTCATCAAGCTCATCCTTTTGCTTTTTATACAACTGGTCCGCTTCTGCCTTTTGCTTTTTGTATTGTTGTTCTGATTCCCATCTGCGCTGAGAAATCATATTGTTGTAATCTGCATCAGCCTGCTGCATCTCATATTGTGCCTGGCGAAGATTACCTTCGCGAACACGCTCTACCTCCTTGCCTAGGAGTTCAGCCAAAGTCTGGCGAAGATTGCGTCCTTTCTCCCTCAATGCATCAGCATTATTAAGACTTCGATACAAACCAAATTCATTCGGTGCTGAAGTCCTGACTCCGCCAAAGGCAGCAATAGAGTTGCCCAAAGCGGTGAACATATTGTTTATGGATTGCAGTTTTGCGGATCTCTCCTCATTGCGCAATCTTTGTTCATTAATCTGTTGCTCTTGCTGATTTTGTTTGATATACGCACCAAGAGGATTCCTGCCACTATCATTATACTGCTGCATGGCATCGGACATCCTTTGTCTCGACTGCGCCCTACGGTCAGCAATCTGCTGGTCATAGTAATCTTGCATTACCTGTTGTGTTGTCTTTGCCATATTAACGTAATATTTTACCAAAACTTATAGACTGTTTAGGTGTATAATATTTTCGAGTGTTATAGTTATACTGGTATTGCTGCTTTGGGGACAACATATTGCCTAAACTGAGTTTCTGCTGTTGCGCTATATTTTTTACTCCAGATGCTTGTTGCTCTTGGTGTATTGGCTGCTCGACTACAGTTGGTGTTGTTGACTGTTTTTGCGAAAATGCCTGTTCCATTCCGGATGCCGCCTGACCAAACTGCGATACTGCCTGACCAATGGCGGATGCTTTATTCATGTCCATAGCATAATTTTGCTCAGCCTGAGCGCCCAGGATAGCATTGTATTGCTGTCTAGCCTGCCTATTGTCGGCAGAACCCATGGCGGCCAACCTAGAAACAGCGTCAGCCTGTGCTTTATTCTGCTGTTCAGCCATACCAACACGCGCCTCATCAGTTAGCCCACCACGCACTGTTGCTGTGTTTGCTTTCTTAGTCTGTCTATCCTGTTGGTCTCTTAGTTGTTTCATTACCGACTTGCCTTCATCGGTCTCAAGAATGTTTTTATTGGCTTCGGCTGCTGCTTTCTGACGCACTATCGCCTGTTCGTTCAGTAGTTTTTTTCTCGCGCGGTTAGCTGATATTAAACTTGCTATTCCGCCTGCCAATGCTCCGGCTGCGCCTATGATTGCTCCTACCATGATATGAGATGTATAATTATACTCGGTAGCAAAACTATACCGAGAAATTCCATCTCGTTTCGAAATTTCCCAAATACATTTGGGAAATTCCCAAAAACATTTGGTAATTTAATTAACTTGTTGAATTTTCGGAGAATGATTTTTAGGTTGAGTAGAGTAGGAAAATGAAAAAATGTGTACAACCGGAAATTAAAAGAGCTACATTTGTGTATAAAAACGGTTGATTTTTGCCATTTTTCAACGTTGATTTTTCCGCCATTAACCAAGACCTTGATATTTATTATCAAGTTCAAGCCCCGGCTGGATCACCAAACGTGTACGATTCGTACACGTTTTTTTTATGCCTTTTTGGTCTCACCCTCGTAAAAACCGAGACTGAGACCATTTTCTTTCAAAATCTTGTTCGTTTTCGTGTACGTTTTTTTTGTTTTCGTGTACGCATTTTTCCGCCATTGCGGAAAACTTTCCTACATTTGTTCAAACTTTTCCTCCAAAACTTTTTCCGCCATGAAAAAAACACCTTCAATTGCTTTTTATCCTGCACATCCTGAAAGGGATATAACCAACATTATGGTGTATGTCCGCTTTTGTGCACACAACTACAAGCACACCATCGGAATATCTGTCAAGCCCAAAGACTGGGACTCAGTTGCGCAAAAAGTTATGCGCTCCGATTGCAGATATGCTGAATATAACCAATATCTGAATAGATATTACAAGATTGTTGAAAGATTATTGCGTAATGAACGTATAACTATTGACGCCCGCTTCTGGGAAGATGTAGAGTATTCTATTAACGGAGAAGATTCTCCGGAACACAAAGAAGACACCTTCCTCTGTGATTATATCAACAAAGTATTTATTCCACGCAACGAACAACGCATGGATCCTAAGAGGATATCCAGGTTTCACCGTCTTGTTGATATACTCCTAGAGTTTCAACGCAAAAAATGTATTAACCTCCAATTCAAAGATATAACACTTAAATTTTACAGCGAGTTTAGAGATTGGTTTTTAGGCAAAGAATATACAGGTAATTACTTTGGCACAATTGTGAAACTCATCAAACAGGTAATGACTGAGGCATACCGGATAGATAATCTACACCAGAACACTCAATACATGATGTCTGAATTTAAGATAGTAACCAATACTGTTGACGCAGTATATCTTACTCCGGAGGAAATAAATGCAATATATGCGGTTAAGATTAACGAACAATTTGTCAAGCGCTATCATCCTAATGTACACTATGGCATGAGTTCAATTATTAAGACTTACCAACTTACTAAAGATAGATTCTTGATAGGCTGTGGAACAGGCCTACGCATTTCAGACTACAATAGTCTCCGCCCTGAGAATATCCAAGATGGGAAACTTGTAGTTATTGCCCAAAAGACTAAACAACGTGTAGTTATTCCGTTATCATCAATGGTTAAGGAGATATTAAAGGATTATGATTACGAAAGCAAATTATCCGAACAACGTATAAGATATTACATCAAGGATATTTGCCAGGCTGCAGGAATCGATTCTATCATCGAAATACGAAAGGATGTTGGCGGAAAAATTCAAATTGAGTCAACAGAAAAGTACAAACTTGTCAGTACACATACCGCCCGCCGGTCTTTCGCCACAAATGCCTATAAGGCAGGAATACCAGCCCTGCAGATTTGTAAACTTACTGGACATACAAGCGAAAGAGCTCTGCTTAACTACATCAAGATATCCAATGAAGAAAACGCTGAGATACTTGCCAACAATGCATTCTTTCAATAAGTAAACCAATTTACTCATAAAATTATTACCAACAGTAAAACCGTGACAAGTTGTCACGGTTTTAGTTTGTTTTTGGTTTTAGCATTTATACAACCGCTACAAGTTCGCAGTCTCAGATATAATTCTGTTATTAATATCTCTTTTGGTACTTGTGTGTACATTTTATTGCTATTCGTGTACGTTTTATTATCCATTTGTAATATTCCCTTAAATATGTACTCTTATTTTATCAAAATGTACATAAAAATAGTAAACCCTTTTACCATGTTAAACTAATTTTGAGGCTTTTTTTGATTAAAAAAGCATTTTTTTAGACTTAAATATCTTAATATGTGCATTTTGTTGTAATCTTTAAGAGTAACCCAGAAAGTAGCCCAGTGAGTAACCCAGTTAGTAACCCAGTGAAAATCTTTATAATTTATTATGTGATAACATTTTATAAAGATTTGTTTTTTGTTTTTAACCCAACGAGTAACCCAACGAGTAACCCAACGAGTAACCCACCTCTGCGATTTATACCTATATTATATAATAAAGAAAGAAATATATATAAATATATATTTCTCTTCGCGCGTACGCGCGCGCGAAGGAGAAATTAAAAACACAAACACAATTTTTTAAGAATAAAGATTTTTAACAACGCCCGCTTAAAATCCCTCACTGCGCAAATTATATACAACTTTCCACACCTTGAGAATCATTTCTTTCGGAACTTCTTCTGACGGGTATTCCGGATTGATTGAGGCTGCGGTAACGTGTTCACTGTCGCTGCCCTTTGTGATTTGTTTGAGGATCCGACGGCCATCGTTGAGCAGTATAACAAATGTATTGCCATAACCAAAATACTCTCTCCAACCTTTTACCTCTCTAACCACAATAATACTACCTGGCTGGTATGCTGGTTGCATGGAATTACCTGTAACATAAAAACCAATATCACCAGGCAAAGAGTCTGCAATTGGGATACTCCGAATGATATATTCAGAACCATCAACTTCCGAGAGTGGTGAACTCATTCCTGCTGCAACATCAAGGTTGTAGATATCAACCATGTTAAACTGACCTCCATTAGATGTTTCTATATTATCGCAGTTTAACATTTCTCCTTCTCCGGTTAATAACCATGTCCTGTTTAATTCAGGGTATTTGTTAAAAATTTTCTCTTGTAAATTTCGTGAGATATCCCTATTAGGTTTTTTAGCTGCAGATAAAGTGGCGCTTGAAATACCTAATTCCTTGGTAAATCTTAATCCACTAATGTTTTTGAATTTTAGAAAGTCTTCAAATCTTTCAACGATTTTTTTCATTTTTAAGTGTTGTTTTGAAATAATTTTGAAAAATACTTGCATTATAAAAAATAACACTTACCTTTGTTACGAATAACGCTTATAAAAAGTAAGAGTGGAACTCAATTTTTATAGTGACAAATAGCAAATTTATTGAAATTTATGGAAGATATCAACCCTGTATTATCTGATTACCAAGTCCTTCGTGAGAAGAGAGATAATGAGGTATATAAACTTTATACCGAATTAATGGCCAATCCGAAATCAAGAATGACAGCGGTCCGGAAATATGTTGCCGACAGGTTTGGGATTTGTTCAAACACAGTTCGAAATATTGTAATTGAAAAATCAAAGGAGGTTTAATCATGAACCAGCAACTTATGACAATGATTCCTGTTGAGGAGTTACAAAGTATGATATCTAGTGCTGTCAATAATGGATTGTTTCAGCAGAATATTTTACCTGATGATACAGTTGTTGACAGGAATTTTCTCTATGACAATTACAAGTTATCCCGAAGAACTATACAGTCTTTGGAGGCAGAAGGGAAACTCATTCCAAGAATGCATAACCATAGATTCGTTTATAGACTCTCTCAAGTAATGAAAGCATTGAATTTGAAATAACTTAAAAAACCTATTGAAATGAAAACTAAAAAATTAATCTCGAATTTACGTTCCTTGGTATCAATCCTGGTGTGTTTTATGGTCCTGCAAGGATTGATGATGTTGTGCAATTTTGAATTATGGGGAATTGCGGTTATCGCAGTTGCTGTCATATTGCAGAAATTCTTTGGTGATAAGGATATGATCCGCAAAGAAGGTGGTTGTTAGATGTGCTTGGTGTTTTTCATACTGATATTAGTTTTGGTTGTTGCAATTCCTCTTGTGCTACTTGGCTATGAAGCCATAGCCAGGTGGCGGAGGATGCGCAAGGTTGAAAAAGCAGAAGATTTTTTAATGCGCAGAAAAACCTTATAACCATGAAATACCAGGGTTGGATTAAAATTCATCGCAAGATACAGGATAACGAAATCTACAACGAGTTACCGTTTGATTATCTACATGCTTTCGTGGATTTACTCCTAATGGCATGTTTTGAGGAAAAGATTGTAGAGGTTCGCGGCATATCTGTATGTCAACACCTGGGAGAGGTAATAACATCAACATATATTCTAGCAAATAAATGGGGATGGACTAGGCAGCAGGTGAGGTATTTTCTGGAGAAGTTGTCCGGGAATGGAATGCTGAAGGTTGAATCGAGTAAGGTATGGACAATGATTAAGATTGTGAACTATTCCAAATACCAAATCGGTGCTATGTCTAGCAAGGCGGAAAAGGCGGAAAAGGCTGTTGTAGAGGAGGTGAAAGCGGAGAGTGTACCGGAATGCAATACTAATGAGAATACCGCGCTGCTAGAGGTGTTTTTCTTCGAGAAATGTCTCAAAAATGCCAAAGAGGAGCTGCTGAATTTTATCAACTACTACGAAAAAACGGACTGGAGGACAACCACAGGAGTTAAGATTCGGAGTAAGAAGGCGGCCGCAAAATCATGGGAAGTAAAAGGTGGTGGAAGTAAATGGCCCGCAGAACTTATATCCAGGTATCGAAAGGTGTATCTGCTTGCTCCGGTGGACGCCCGCCATTTAATGCTCGAAGAACTTATTGATATCGAAGATGTGGCACAACCACCGGCAATTATAATAACATGCTCAGTCGAACTGTACAAACTGTTAGAGAGTATAGCAGCCGAAAAGCCGGAAAACTGGGCCAAGATATGGATTAAAAAACTTAAATATAAAATTCCTAAAAAATGAAAACGAAACACAAATTGATTATAGAGTTTATTACTCTTTTGATTGCAGGGTACTCACTTGCGTATTTTATGATTTTGGGTGTGCTTAGTGTAGCCAAAGGATGTGAACGAAATGAATTTATTAAGTGTGATACAGTCTATATCGATAGACAACTCACTGAATGGGAAATGCTTCAACTTGCGCTCATTGAGGTTGAATCTGATTATGATTCTTTGGCGGTTAGTTCCAAAGGTGCGATGGGTATAATGCAAATTATGCCGATTTACATCGATGATGTCAACCGAATCATCGGAACAGAATATATCCCTGCTGACGCTCAGTGCCCCCAAATTTCGCTTGATTGTTTTCGGGTGATAAATTATACCTATAACCCCGAGAAAGACGTTTTAAGGGCAATTTCTATCCATAATCCCAAAGCAGGTAGTTGGTACCAAAAAAGAGTTTTATCGAAAATGGAGAAAATTGAGCGCAGAGAATATTACAGGAGTTTATTACTAGAACAGCGTTAATACTATGGAAACGGAAAAGAAAAGAATAATTAGAGTCACCTCGGTTAATCGCGATGGTGTAGAGGATAAAAAAATGGCAAAGACTGTTGTCGATACAATGATGTTAATTACCATACTTGGTTACGTGCTCTATGATTTGCGGAATGCTTTGGAGGAAAAGGGGTATTTGAAAAGAGAAATCAAAAGGGATTTTAACAGACTGGACCAGGTATTGAATTTCGCCATAGACCAAAATCTGCAACTTATGCAATGTATGTGTGACCAAATGGTTGACGGAATCCCTTCTGAGTTTTACAAATGTTGTGATAGTCTCTTTGAGCGCACTGATAATTGTGTAGAGCTTGATAGTTTGGATAAGTCTGCAAATATGCTCATGACAATACTCAAAATGGTAAAGGATCGGTACATGCAGATGAATAAAGGTTATATGATATATGCTGTTTTTAAGAACAATTTAGTAAACACTTTTGACAGAGCCAAGAGGCTCATGGAACAAATACAATATAACGAAATAGATTTAGAATTTGTGCTGTCCAATAAGTTGTGTGCCCTATACCAAGAAGGTAGTATAGTCATTGATGGCAAAACGGAAAGTTGATGGCAATAGCATACATGATATACAAGGCAGGAGTTATTTTCTCACACTCAATAACAAAAAGGGTACAAAAGATGAATGAATTTATTTCCGGAGATACAGTTATGGCATATACCGATGGGAAAGTATGTTACCTGGTATCCAAAACGGAAGGACGAAAGAAGGGAAATTTGAATGTTCTGGCAAGTAGTATATCTAAACACAAAATATATGGCAATTGCCTTGCTGTGCCATCAAGATTCGTTTCCAAAAAAATAATAAATGAAAAATAAAATCACTCTCAAAATACTAACCAATAAAACTAACCAACTATGTATTACGTTGCAAGAGACAAATGGGGCTACTTGATGTTATTTCGCGGGAAACCCATCAACGATGATGGAGACTGGGTAGACACTTTTGACCAGTCGTGTGAAACTATCTGTGAATTGGACAAAACTGATTTACCGGAAGTAACCTATGGTAACAGCCCTGTTAAAATCAAACTTGTTCCGGTATTTGAATCGGAAACCCCAGGCAAGGAATAATCCTTGTGCACTCTCAACCGGTTACAATTTGTAACCAATTAAAATCGGAGATAACTCTCCACTGAAAGCAAAAAACACTCAAAAACAAAACACAATGAAAAATCTTAATCCTAAAGAGTACCGTGAGGTACAGGCATTCGCACAAAGAATCGAAAAATTTGTCGAAACCGATAAGGAAAAACCTTATTTCCGTAGTGCGTTTGAGCGCTTCTACAAATTCGTAAACACATTGTCCGAAAAGGACCACAAACTACCAGGTGCAGTAGCGAACACAGTCGGCAATACATCCGACTACAATAACGGCATCGTAGCAAAATGTTCACGTAAGCAGTGCTTCATCCTGGCAATTGGAGCAGTTGAACATGGTATCAACCTTTAATCTTTGATAGTCATGTGTATGAATTGTGGAGCAAAGGCAGCCGATGTATTCGGTAGAATCGAGGATAATCTGTCCTTCACTGAAGATGATCTTATGTTATTCTGTGTGCCAAAGGATGAATGCGAATGGATACTGTGTCAATTCGTGTTGGATTGTAGGGAAGAACAAGAGGCAGGTTACAATACCTACAATCCAAATGAGACAAAAGAGGAACGCATAGGTAGGTATGTCGCCCTGATGGATAGAGCGATGATAAATGCCATAGGCGAAGAGTTTATATCTAGATAAAAACTACAAAAATGCAAACAGCAGGGAATGATAATGGCACATAGTGCCTATTGGCAGAGGTCTCCTCCATTGTAGATACAACCGGAGTAGAGCCAAAAAGCATAATGCCTTTATCTGACCCTGCTGAAATTGCTGAAATAGTCAGGAAAATAGAAAAACTAGAAAGGAATGGTAATTACTACGGTGATGATGACAGTAGAGCCGACTGATGTAGCGCCCGCCATATATTTGATAACAGGACTTGTTATATCGGCAATTATATGGTTGAAGGCAAAGAGTAATCCAATTAAAGAAAACTATAAAAGATGGAATGAAATTGGGCAATATTACCCAGATATATTAATGCATGTGAATTATGGAGAAAGAAACGCTAGAATGTATGAAAAAGAGTACGTTTATGAAATTATTATGCGACAAGATAGGCAATATGCTATCTCGTGTATTCAGAGGTCTACGGGAATCAGTATACAACTCGAAAAAACCTTGCCCAAAACCTTCACACTGCACTCAAGCCTCGACCACAGTTTCGTCACAATCAGACATCTGGTCGAACAAAAAGCTGCGCATCAGGTTTAATATTACTCAAACATTTGAAAAAGTGGGAATCGAGTGTGACAAAAATGGTAAACAGCATATCGTTATCCGTGTACCGACACAATATTTTGTTAACAATGACAAAGGGGAATTGTTGCTGTACTTTAATGGAGTTCCACACATGACAGGATGGGCCATCAAAAAACCACTTTATCCTTACATATACAAACAAATGAGCAAGGAGCAAAGACGTCAAATACCGGTAATAGGAACAGTAATAGTTAAAAACCTTAGAGATGAATAAGATTTACATAGGCATTGATCCGGATGTAGATAAGAATGGAGTCTGCATATATAACAGCGATAAAAGAACCGTAAAAGGTAGTGCCATGCGTCTGCCTGCGCTTATGCAAATGTTTCTCGATTTTCCGCAGAGGTATTTCGATGAAGATAGGATAATAGTGGTTATTGAGGCTTCGTGGTACAACAAGAAATCATCTTGGCATGTAAATACAAATGACTTTGAACCTGTTATAGCGAAAAAAGGATTCAATGTTGGTCAATGTATACAGCGCGGTAAAGATATATGTGAACTTGCTTTATACGCAGCAGCTCGCGACCCGAAAGGTAGAGTGTCTGTTCAACAACGAATGCCACTACGCAAGTGCTGGCATGGTAAGGATGGCAAGATTACCCAAGAAGAACTGTCAACAATATGCAAAAATGCGAATGTATGTCTGAATAATAAAATAACGAACCAGGAGATAAGAGATGCTATGCTGCTTGCTCTTGTCGAAGCAAACATTCCGCTTATTGTCAACAAATTTATATAATACCATGGAAAGAGAGTGGACTCAAGAGGAAATTCAACTACTCCGAGAAAAATACCCAACAACATATCCTTGTGATATAAAACGAGTTTTTGGTATTTGTAAAAAAGTTGTAGTACGTAAGGCAAAGTTACTCGGCATAGAGAAACATCCGGATTATGCTGTAACACCTGGTCATATCAAAAGGGAACATATATCATATGGACTAAAGACCAGCACAAACCAAAATTTTGTAAGAACTCAATTCAAAAAAGGACAACCGGCGACGGAATTTTCTTTCAAAAAAGGCGAAAGGCCAATCGACCGAATAGGTCCTGAAAGAGAAAAACAACGAATACTTAAGTCAGCGGAATCGAGAAAGCAAACATATTGCAAGGAACACGCCCGCTATCTGTTCGGACTTCCGCAAAAAACAAGAATGGTAGTTCATCGGCAAAGTCGCAGTAAGGTATTAAATAGGCACTACCTTAAAAAGAAAGGCTACATCATTGATGAGAAACGTGGTATAGCATATTGGACAGAAAATACTCAAAGAGCATTCAAAACCGAAAAGGATCATCGGTTTTATAAATTTATGAAATATGGAACAGAAGATTAAAAGGTGTGAACTCTGTGAACACTACGAATATGTAAAGGTGTTGAATTGCAAGGTGTGTCTTCTAGGACTTCCAGAATCTGAAAATTGCAAATTTTTATCATTATGAAACAACAAGGGAAATTACGGGTATTTACAAGTTTTAGCGGCTATGACAGTCAATGCCTTGCCTTGGAAATGGCAGGAGTTGACTACGAACTTGTTGGATGGTCTGAAATAAATAAATATGCCATCAAGGCACATAATGCGCTTTTTCCTCAGTATGCTGACCGAAACTATGGAGATATAACAAAGATTGATTGGAACAAGGTGCCGGATTTTGATTTCTTTACTTATAGTTCGCCTTGCCAAGATTTTTCAAATGCCGGTAAACTTGCCGGTGGTATCGAGGGAACAGGAACGCGATCCTCTCTTTTATGGTATTGTCGCAATGCAATTATAGTCAAGAAACCGAAATACCTCATGATGGAGAATGTTAAGAATCTAGTAAGTAAAAAGTTCCTTAATACCTTCCTTAAATGGGAAGAAGAATTACGCAGTTATGGCTATTCCAATTTTTGCCAAGTATTGAATGCAAAAGACTATGGAATCCCACAAAATAGAGAGCGAATATTTGTTGTCTCCATTCTCGATGCAGGAGTGTGGTTTACATTTCCAAAAAAGGAACAATTAGTGTTACGATTGAAAGATATGTTAGAGAAACATGTTGATGAGAAATACTACCTGTCCGATGAGACAGTCCAGAAATATGTCGACTGGAGTGATAGACAGAAAGCAAATGGTAACGGCTTCCGCTTTGAGCCAACTGATGGGGGGGGTGAGCGCATACCATTGAAACAGTAGTGGATAGAGGACATCAAAACTTTATTAAGCATGAATAATCGCATTTCTGCATTGCTGAAAAATAGGGGGGGGAGATTCCATTAGAACATGGTGTTTGTATTGATGCTTATAACCAAACTTGGCACAAAGACTGGTTTGTAACAATTCAAACAGGCGTAGGATGTAGGAACATGCATTTTGTTATTGTTGAAGATGGAGACAAAAAGGATAAAACTGAAAAGACCAAACCAGGTCGGATATAACGGATTGAAGCCATTTAAGATTCCTGACATCCTTGCTTACTTACCAGAAGAAGATTGCTTTTTTGATACATACCATTGGGTTGTAGGTATAGGGATAATCCCCTTTCCGATAACAACACGAATAAACTGCGATGATACAAAATGGCTGAAGATATACGATGATGGATTTATTGCTAATAAAACAGGCAACCAGTAAGGGATACGCAGAAGTTGCGTGCGGTGGAGTTTTTGATGCTGCCTATCCACATTCCAAACTCCGAAGAGGGCGAGTACAAGGCAATTATGGCGATATATGCCCGGCAATAGCAACAATAATGATATTGTATGTTTATGAAGGCTATGAAGAATACTGATTGTTTGATAATAACAGGAATGATTGAAGCAGAAGGTTGGTTGGATTATCAGCGAAAAGTATATGAGGGGGGGGGGATTGCACCGACATGCACAAGCGAAGGTCATCCTGCAAAGATTATAGAGTATGAAAGCAATTCTGCGGAAGGAGAGAAATGACTACGGCAAAGCGATCCGCAAACGATATGAGAAAGGCGAAATTAAAGAAATGCGAAAGACAATGAGTAGATGGGAGCCAAGACCAGATGGATTGAGCAATACAATAACATCGGTCTGGAAAGACAACTTACTGATAGAATATGGAGCAGAAAACGATAGTTGTGGGAATGCTTGACCTTGACGGCAGATTTGAATCGGCTTGTAGGGTGTACTCAACCGAAGGAATTGCTCCGGCAATGATAACTTGTACAGGGGGGGGAATTACTCCTAAAATAATAGAATATGAGGACTGACAGAACAATTTGTATTAATGTATATGTTAATGGAATACATACACCTATCAGCACAAGGATATACTCTGTCAAAGGAATTTTCGCAACTGTTACAACAATTCGGTTGCCGTTTATCTGCGAGGACGAAGATTTGGACTACTTACCATTTTGGATGAAAGCAGACAAAAATGGTTGAGTATTTCGGAATCAGTCGGAGCAGGGACAAACATGGCAATATTGTCAAGACTGAACTTAAAGATTATGTAATGTGTATAACCAGTTTCTCTGCGATGGGATATTCAACAATGTGGAGCCTTGTGGCAGAGATAGAAACGAAAGGAGAAAAAGATATAAAAGATGGCATCAGTGATTAAAACAGCAGAACCAAAGCATTGTGCTTTTTGCGGTAAATTACTTGCAAGAAAGAGATTTAATGGAAGACTTGAGGATTTTGGAGTTTTCAAGAGAAGAAAGTATTGCGACAAAGAATGTATGAAGAAGGGATTTATAGTAACAAATGCTGAAAATCAAACATATAGAATATCCCATCAATCAGCAATAAGAATTGCTTATAACATTATGAATATTCCAAAAGTGTGCTCAAAATGTGGCAGTACAACAAATATAGATATCCATCATATTGATGGCAATTTTCGCAACAATTCAACAAATAACCTCGTGGCACTTTGTAGAAGTTGTCACATGAAAGAACATAGGAGATTAAAATTATGGAAGAAACAAACCCAATCACAAAACGTAAGTATCGCATCAGAAAGTTAACACCGAGAGAGTGTTTTCGTTTACAAGGCGTCCGTGACCCAGAGATAGATAAAATTCAAGCTGCAGGAATCAGCGATGCACAGCAATACAAACTGGCAGGAAACAGCATTGTTGTAGATGTTATGGCGAAGATATTCAAAAGTCTTTTTAAGGGAGTTAAAAATTATGAACCTACGCTATTTGATGAATATGAAAGATAATAGAAAAGAATTGTTGTTTGCGAGAATAGAGGCATTTCGTTCTTTGATTAACGAAATACATGATGTGAAGGGAAGACTGTTTTCTAAGTTCAAAGAGATGTATAATGACAATTCCGTTGATTATATATCACTGCAAGAGGTGGTTGTTGACACACTTGCCTATCTTGAGGATAGGAAAAAGGAAACAATCGAAAAACTTACTGAAGAATATAAAAATGAGTAAAATCGGACTTATAGATGTAGATAGCCACAATTATCCTAACTTATGCTTAATGAAACTTTCTGCTTACCATAAGCAGATGGGCGACCAGGTAGAGTGGTACGATTTCTGCGAGCATTACGATTTGGTATACATCAGCAAGGTGTTCAGCGATGCTTATACTCCCGACTATAACTACGTTATCAATGCTGATAAGGTAGTGAGAGGCGGAACTGGGTACTGCATTGACTTGGTCGACGGCAGAGAGGTGTTCCACCAGGAACGCAATACTCCGCTACCGGATGAGGTTGAGCATATTATGCCAGACTATTCACTATATCCACAGTATGTCAATACCGCTTACGGATTCCTGACTCGTGGTTGCCCAAGGGGTTGTAGTTTCTGCATTGTCGGCAAGAAAGAGGGTTTGAGGTCGGTCAAGGTGGCAGACTTGAGTGAGTTTTGGGCTGGACAAAAAAAGATTGTATTGAATGACCCAAATATACTCGCCTGTAAAGATTGGAAAGATTTACTCTGGCAACTTGCAGATAGTAAGGCATTGGTTGATTTTAATCAAGGTATGGATATTTGTTTAATGACCGAAGAGAAAATAGAGGCTATTAACAAACTTAAGATGAAGGAAATCCACTTTGCTTGGGATAACTACGAAGATAGGGACAGGATATTGCCGAAACTGAAGATGTTTGCCGAAATGAGCCCAATTGTCAAGAAACGCAGTCACAATGCTATTGTTTATATCCTTACAAATTTCAATACAACTATCGAGCAAGACCTTGACAGGATATATACCTTGCGAAATATGGGCTATTGGGCTTATGTTATGATATACAACAAGCATATAGCATCAAAAGAGATTAAGCGAATACAATCATGGACCAACAATAAAAATTGGTTTATGGCCTGCGATAACTATGATAAGTTTAAGGTTATGCCAAATATGGGGGGGGGGAGGATCTCTTCACGATTTAGCCAGGTGGTGCAACAACCGATTTGTATTTGCGAAATGTGAAAAATTTGAAGATTATCACAATATACGATATAAATACAAAAGAAAAAATGAAAACAATCGATGAAATGATAGCGGTAATGACCGCTTACAATGAAGGGAAGCAGATAGAACTTCGAAGTTTAGATGATGAAGAAGATATTTGGGGATATATCGAGGACCCAGTATGGGATTGGAGAGATTACGACTATCGAATCAAACCCGAAAAACCAAAACTGACATACCGACCATACGATTCAGAAGAGGAACTTGACGAGGCGATAAAAGAGCATGGTATTTGGCTGAGGAAGAAAGATGTGACATCGAGAATCCTGATAATTGGTTATAACTGCGCAGGAGTGTATGTCATTCTCAATGGTGGCAAGTACTCTCCTTTTAATGCGATGTTTGAATTTTACGAGTGGGCTGATGGTACACCATTCGGAAGGAGAGTAGAGCTATGAAAGCAACAGAACTAATGATAGGCGACTTGGTGTGCCACGAAAGAGATGCCGAATGCAACTCTCCGCTTCGTGTAGAGTCGCTGACAATAGCGGATAATATGGTTAATACATCAGACAAAGAATGGTGGTATGGCGAATATATGATTCCGATTCCCATAACCGAAGAAATGCTTTGGCTCAACGGCATGAAATATCAATTCGGCAAACCATGGTATCAACGTTATGACGGACATTATCAGATTGTCTACGAACTCGACTTGGGTACGCAGATGAGAATACTAGTTGATTATGTGCATGAACTGCAACACGCATTACGTCTTTGTGGGCTGAATGAATTGGCAGATAATTGGAGGGTGGAACAATATTGAATCGTTAAAGAAAAAATCTAGCGACTTGGCTAAAATGTTTACTACCCACTTACAGCACTATCCTATGCTGACAAACATCAACGCAGAGTGCGTACGTGGTTATTTGACACCTAAATTGATGGCTGCAATGCAGAGGCAACTTGAGTCTGATATACTGTATATATCAATATTTCTACGCTACACAGGGCATAAACTTAACATGTCAGAAGACGCAGTAGAAGGCATTGTCCAGAAAATGAAGAAATATCTATTAGATATATATTATCCTAAGAATGATGCGTTTTAGAAACGCATAAACACGTAACTGATGACAAGTAAATACAGATGTGTTATATGCGGTCGGACTATGGACAATCCATGCCCGCATAAATGCAATGGTGGTTTTAGGAAAAGAAAATTAAAATTTGAAGAAATGGAAAAACGTAATTGTAACAATTTCCAAATAGAGAAGGCATGTAAATGGCTGATTGCTAATGCCCGTAATCTTGATTATGTCAATATGGATGGAGATTTGTATGACATGCAATTTGTAGATGATTTCAGAAAGTATATGGAGCAAGGCAATGAACAAGCAAACACGCATACAAGTATATGACAAGTTCTCCGGACACTGCGCTTATTGTGGATGCAAACTGCGCTACGAAGATATGCACGTAGACCACATCGTACCAGTACGCAGATGGGACACTCAAGCAAGTCTTGATAGGCGGTCTTTCGGAACAATCATCAAAGGCAAAGATGAGATGTCAAACTACTATCCGTCCTGCAGGGCATGCAACGTCCGCAAAGGCACTCTGTCAATAGAGGACTTTCGGACTGAATTGGAGGAGTGTCATAGCAGGATGATGAAAGCAAGTGCCAATTACCGACAACTGGTAAGGTACGGACAGATAAAACTAATAAACGCAGGAAAAGTAACTTTTTATTTTGAGAACTATGAAAACAATCGATGAAATGATAGCGGTAATGACCGCATTCCGAGATGGAAAGAAAATTGAACAAAAAGACTGGGAGGATGATAATAGGGTAGATTGCGAACGTCCGATATGGGATTGGAGTGTTTTTGAGTTTCGCATCAAACCCGAAGAACAGAAACCTAAATATATTAATATTGATAAGGCTGTTGAATGGTTTGGTAAATATCTATTTGAAATCGGCTATCCAGATGATTGGGTCAGAGATAGTCATGTGCTAGAAAATGGAGAGAAAAGATTTCGCAAAGCAATGATGAAACAATATAACATCAAACCCGAAAAGCCGAAACCTACTTACCGACCATACAAATCAGCAGAGGAACTTGAAGAAGGAATAAAAGAGCATGGTTTATGGCTGAGAAAGAAAGGATTGAATCTGAAAGTTATGATAATCGGTTACATCAATGAAAGAGTGTATACAGTCAATGAAAAATGTGAAACTTTTGAGATTATGTTCGAGTATTACGAGTGGGCAGACGGCACACCATTCGGAAGGAGGGTAGAATAATGAAAGATGGTAAAAGTAATGAATTTGTCTTTTGGGTAGGAGTTATAATAACTCTTATTGTAATGCTTATTGTATTTATTTGCGGTGAACTATCTGAAATTAAACCTATCCATGTATATCAAGGCAGGACAACATTAGAGTATAGAGTTAGAGACGGACAAGTAATAGA